TTACACCATCTGCACGCCAGAGTCGTCGGTTTCCACTGTGATCATTTCCACCAGTGCCCATAGGCCGGTGAACAGCACGCCGATCAAGAGCCAGCCCAACAACAGCGTGATCAGTAGTTGGCAGACCGCGCGTCCGTGGTAACCAGCATAGAAGTTGTGCACGCCGAAAATGCCCAGGAACAAGGCGAGCAGGATGTAGATGGCACGGTTCCTGGCGATAGGCGCGGATTGCGATACCGGTGCCGCATAGACAGCGTCGATTGGCTGCTGAGTGGCCGGTGGGGCAGCTGCATCGCAGGTCGGGCAGATCGCCGTATCGCTGCGTGCCTTGCAGTTGCATTCGGAGCTGTTCATCAACGCCACGGTGCTTCTCCTTGTCGAGGCAGCGGTTCTGGACCTGATGCGGCCAACAAAAAAGCCAGACCCCAATCGACGGGAGATCTGGCTTTTCGTGCCCCGAAGGGCGGTACAAATGGTGGAGGTGGGCGGAATTGAACCGCCGTCCGAAGGCACTCCATCCCCAGCACTACATGCTTAGCTCACCGTTGAATCTCATCCCCGAGCAGCACGGTGTGCAAAGCGCACCCGGGAACCAGCCTGTTGTGTTCTTGTGCCGGACTGACAGGCAGCCGCCCAGCGCGATTCCATGATAATGACTCTACGCTGCGAGCATGGACACAAGCAGTTTCGAGGCTCCGCCTAAGTCGGCAGAAGGTCACGCACCGCAGTTTTTAGGCTGCGAGAGCGACCGGAGCGTAGTTGTCGTCGTTGGCAACTAGAGTTTTGCAGCTGGATTTACGAGGAAAGCTACCCCCTCGGCATGCGCCAGGCGACTTCACAACCCCCGTCGAAACCAATGCACCCCCGGTTTCTTCAAGTATTGCAAGGCTTCTGGGGTCAATGCTGGCAAAAAGCTGGCACTGACCCTGCCCAACGAAACGGATAGTACGGCAATCTTCCTGAACAGTCACGCGGCAACAGGCCTTCGTTCATCTCCACTTGCTGAACGTTCGCAGCCTATGCGACGCTCTTCCCGGACGCTCAGGGGGCAAGGAGCCGCGGCATGTCTGTCACACAGCTGTTGGGACCAAACAGTTACCTATCCTATCTCGATGAGGCAGCTGACGGCCGTGACGCCAATACACACAGGGCGAGGGTAGAGTTCGAGCCAGGCTCGCCAGTCGATGCCTATGTGAAGGTCTACCACGAGGATGACGCTCCTAAGGGCCTGGTCAACGAATTGATCGGCTACGTCTTGGCGAAGCACGCCGCGATCGACGTGCCCGCGCGATCCGCAGTGATATTGCTGTCGGCGACGCAAGCGGGCTACTTGCCAGCTGGGTTCAGGCCCATGAAGGAAGCGGAAGGCCGCGTCGTAGCGTGGTGCGTCGAGGATGTCGGCGGTGGCACTCCAAAGCAAACGTTTCGATGGAAAGAACAGCACGGTCTTCAGGCGCTCCGCGACGATCTGAAGAAGTGGCAAAAGCTCGTTGATGTCGTTGCCTTAGATGCGTGGGTACTCAACGAGGATCGAAATCTCGGAAACTTGGTCCGCATGGCGCCTGGGAAATATGCTGTGATCGACCATGGTCGGGTCTGTACGGGAAACGCTTGGGCCGTCCCACTCGACAGGTCTCGAGTGCATCACACAAATATGCTGGCTCTCATTGCGTGGAACTCTGAGAACGTTGAGCATGCCCCACTTAAGGTCAGATCCGGGGTTCTCAGTGCATTTGAGGCCCATGCGGATGTTCTCGCCAAGGCAGATCTCGACCTATCAGAGTGGCTGCCGCTTCTCGTGGAGGGGCTCGAGGAGCAAGATGTGAAGGACTTTTTGGAGGAGCGAGCTACATTCGTTCCGAAACACTACAAGACAGCATTTCAGGTGCTGCTATGAATCTGACAAGTCTACTCAGCAAGGCCACCCAACCTAATTGCCAGGCTGTTGAAGGCATCTGGCAGAACATTCGCTGGCGGCCAGATGCAGCCACGGGCGAAGTGCTGAACCTGGGCGTCCGGGTCAAGCTCGCTAATGGCCAGAGCGTTGTGCGCCTGATTGAGTCATTTGACCGGGTCAAGTGTCTGTATGACGCAAGCGTGGCAAGTGACGCGCAGTTCCTTGTGAGGGTCGTTGGCGACGCACTCGCTGAAGGTTTCGAAATACCTGCGACCGGCGTCTTTCTCAGTGAGGAAAAGTATGCCTCCGGCACTGACGTCTGCACAGTTGTCGATGATCTCTTTGTTCGCACCGTTCCCTTGGCGCGTCCACGCGCAGATGCGGAGCGTGTAGTTTCGGGTCTTAGGACTGAGCCGACAGACGCCATTCGCAACATTGTTTTTGACGAGCTTCGGCGGATCTCTGGGCTGCGCGCTGAGTCCATTATTCGAGGGGGAAATCAGTTTGAAGTGCGGGAACCTGGGAAGACTCACTATCTAGACATTCCTTTGCAGTCCAATAGGGCCCTTGGGACCATCGTATCGGCAAGGTTTGCCAAGAAGAAGGACGCCGAGCTCAGATTGCTTCGCGCTGACAATGACCTGCAGATTGCGAGACGGGTCTACCAAGGGGATCGCATGTTGATGTACGTGGTTCGGCACGACTCGGGTGCAGCGGCGGCCGAAAGGTTTGATGAACTCCTGGATGATTTCTCTTGGAAGTTCAACAAGGTGGGTGTGGAAATGAAGAGTTATTCTGATCCACTTCTTGTAGCGGAAGATGTTGTGGCGGATATGCTTGTCGCCTGACCATCAGCGGATGGATTCAATGGAGGCAGCCAGATTGCCGTTGCTTTTGAGCCGGCGTCCGGGACGATCGATGGAATCCAGCGGCCGTACTTCTTCGCCGTGATTGTCCAGTCGCGGTGGCCCATCTGCCGCGCAACCCACATGACGTTCTCGCCGGCGCTGAGTGCCTGGGAGGCGAAGGTGTGGCGCATCTGATAAGGGTACCGGTACCGGACGCCGGCCTTGCGCAGCGCGCGCTGCCATTCGCCGGCGCGGATGCTCTGATCCGACCCCCACCGTGCGTTGGTCCTGGGATCGTGGAAGACGAACTCGCCGGCGGTAGCCGTATGGGCGCGCTGGGCCTTCAGGGCATCGATCGCCGGCTGCAGCAGTTGCACCTCGCGCACGCCGGACTCTGTCTTAGGTGCCTTCATCTTGCCCATGACCCATGCGCGCCGGATCTTGACGGTGCCCTTGCGCCAATCGATGTCCGACCAGCAGAGACCAATCATCTCCGAGGTCCGCAGGCCCGTGGCGAAGTTGAACTGGCAGTAGTTGCGCACCTGGTCGTCGCGACAGGCGGCGAGGATCGCCCGGACTTCCTCAGGCGTGAAGGGGTCTACCTCTTCACGAGCGTTGGCCTTGGCGCGCCGTTTCACCCTGAACCCATCGAGCGGGTTGTTCGGGATCAGGTCGTCGGCCACCGCCTCATCGAGGGCGCCGCGGAGCGGGCCCAGGACGTTGTTGATGCGCTTGGCCGACGTCGCCTCGTCGAACGTGGCCACCAGCTCCTTCAGGGCAATGCGGTCGAAGTCTCGAAGTGCGATTGCACCACAACGCGGCACCAGGATGTTCTCAACGATGCGCCGGTACCCGATCAGGCTGCTGTGCTCGAGCTCGGGCTCCTTCAGCGCCAGCCATCGCGTCAGCACCTGTTCCAGGGTGTCTAGGGCAGCAGGGCGGACCGCCACCTGACGGGCCCGCTTGCTGGTGGGGAAATGCGTTGCATAGTCGAACGAGCCCTTCTCGATCTCGATCTTGATCTGGCCGAGCAGGTTTTCGCAGTACCGCAGGTGCCGTGCGGTCGGGGCCAGCTTCAGCCGCTCACGGCAGCGTTTGCCACGATAGTGGAAGGCTATCTCGATGCTGCTTTGTGAAACTGGCCGGACGCCACTTTGCCTTGGACTACCCACTCTTCGTACCCCTCAAGATCGATCAGATTTCTTCCATCTGGCGCCTTGTAGAACACAGCGCCCTCCAGCCAATCGCCGCGCTTGATCTTCGAGTTGATCGCGTCGACCGTGTAGCCGGTCAGTGCCTCGAACTGCTTGAGCGTGACGAATCGGACCGGGCGCAGGTTCGCGGGGGATGCGGCCCTCGACAATCCTCGCGCTGAGGGGGCGTGGCTACTCATGGGGCACCGCCTGCAGGCTCCAGAGGACCGACGGGCGTTCGTCGGGACCGTGGAAGGGCGCACGCTGCACCCGGCCCGTCTTGGCCAGCTGGTGCAGGTAGCTGCTGACCCGGTTCGAAGGCAGCTGCAGCTCGGCGGCCAGCTCGGCGGCCAGCTCGCCGGCCAGGCCCGGCCCCTCCTGCAGCAGCTGCAGGATCCGGGTGGAAGTGCCGTCGGCAGTGCCTGTGTCAGCCATGGTCTGCCTCCCGCGGCAGCAGCTTCTGTTGTTGCACGTGCTCGATCACCGTCTGGCCGCTGGACAGCAGGATGTGCGACAGGAATGCGGCCTCGAACGTCAGCATTCCGATCTCGATTGCGGTAACTTGGCCTTTAACCCAGTCACGCAGGATCGAGTAGACGGCGATGCCGCCGATCTTCAGGGCCTTGGCCTCGTGGTCGGCCCGCGTTGCGCGGATCCGGGGGCCGTAGGGGTGCTCCCGCAGCCACGCGGCGGCGTAGCCGCGGGCGCTGGCCTTGAGCTGCACCTGCCGCCCGCGGTGCTCGAACTGGATGAACAGCTCGCCGGTCTCGTAGTCTTCACCCGTGGCGAAGCGCTGGCAGCCGAAGCTGCGCAGCATCTTCTGGATGTCATTGATCGCATTGTTGCCGCTGGTGGCGTTCTCGTAGGGGAGGCTCATTTGCCCCCCGCCCGTGCAGCGCTCCAGATTGAGCGTACGATCACCGCTCGTGCCCCTATAGGTGGACAACGATGTACGTGGAGGTCTACCGATACAACGGCATGCTTGCCCGCATTGGCGGCTTTCATGGCTGGCGCTGGCGTCTGAAGACCATGGAGGGCCTGATAGTCATCGACGCGCGTGAGACCTTCCCGGATCGCCGGTCCTGTCTGGAGTTGGTATCGCTTCTGATAGACGGTTTTAGGGGCCCAATTGTTGATGCTGAGACCAACAAAGTGTTGAGTCAGGCCGGGGGGCAGTGGGTCGATGGTGATGAATTCATTCCGTTCGGCCCTAGCTAGATCCAGTTCCGGTGAGTGGAGCCTCGTGTTCATCCGAAGGGTCCTGTGAAGGCACTTTGAGTCTTCGACGGCTGGTTGGGTACTGATCGTCATGGTCAGCGCCTCTGGCCTACTGGCAACGTGGGAAGCCGTTGCGGCTCGGCAACTGCCGCTGTCAGGTTCCCCGTGTCGTGTGCCAGACGGATTGCGTCGAGCTCGACCTTCACCGCGCCGATGTAGGTGGTGGCCACGATGGTCGTGGCCTTGGCGCGCTCGATGACCTGGCCCATCTGTTCGGCGCTTAGGTCATCGTCGCCCAGGCGTTCGAGCATGGCGACCAGGTGGTCGCGGACATCACTGACCTTGTTCTTCATCTTCTTGCTCCTCGATTCGTCTCCTGACGCGGCGAGTGATTCGCGCCTTCAGGTGGACAAGTTCTTTCAGTTCCGGCGGGAACCGGTTGTGGTAGCTGTTGCGCCGCATGTTCTCGGCGAGGGTTACGGCCTCAAGGCGATCAGCAGTGATCTCTGCGGCTACCAGCGTCTTCAGGCCTGGCCGGAACACCACGATGTGTCCCTCCGGTACCGGGCCGTTTGCCGCCTCCCAGACCATCACGTGCACCGGGCGCCAGCGACTGACCGGGAACAGGGCTGGGTCGTCTGTGACCTTGCGCATCAGCACCTTCCGTTTCGGATCGACCTTCTCGGTCCCGATCGGCACGTAGTTGCGCGCCTCGCTCGCCGGTCGCCCCTTCTTGAACTGGGTTTCCCGCATCCGGCCGGCATACCAGCCAGGTCGGCGCAGACCCTTGTTCGCCGGCGTGGCCCCAGGCTTGATCCGTGAGGCGATCGATCCCGGTTCCTGCGTCCCGTTCCAGAGCGCGGCCAGCGGCTGGGTGTGGAAGTCCTCGGCCTTCTGCAGGCCCAGCGCCGCTGCGCGCCGGTAAACCGCGGCCTTGGGCCGCTCGAGGACGTACGCGATCAGGAAGGCGGGGAACCGCGGCCAGTTGAGCCGTAGCGTCTCGTCCTCGTCGGCTGTCCAGGGCCGGCGCGCGTTGGGGTGTGACTTGCGCGTCATGGTTCACGGGATCCAGTCCGTGCGCTTCGGTGCGTGGATCTGCTGCCGCGCGCGCTGCCGAACGGCTTCCTTCCGGAAGTACTCGCGGTGCTCGATCTTCTGGCCGCGGATACGGAAGCCCCAGCTGCAGGCGCGCGGCGGCAGGGTCAGCACCAGTGTCCAGGTGCCCTCGACCTGCAGGCCGTCGGCCAGCGCGATGCGATGCCAGCCTTCAGCGCGGCGGAATAGCAACTGGCCAGCGCCGTACCAGGTCGACGAATACGGTTCCTCGGTGATCGCCGACGGCACTGCATCCGGTACCGCCGGCAGCGGACCGTCGAAGGGCCTGTGTTCGAAGTAGCCTCCGCGCAGGATCAGGCTGAAGAACGACCAGGGATGATCATGGAAGACGACGCCGTGGTCGCTGCTGCGGATGTGGTGTAGCCGCAGGGCCAACCAGGGACGAGGCTGGCCACGGTCGTCAACGCCGGCGCGGCCGATGCGCAGCAGCCAGAAGCGGTCCATGTACGGCGTGCCGTCGGCGTTGACCAGGTGGAAGTAGGGCGTGCGGGCGCCGCGCTGGATCAGTGCTGCTGCGAAGCGCTCCAGCAGGCGCCGGCCCATCGTGCGCGGTGGCCCTTGCAGATCCATGTAGCTGCCACAGCGGCCGCACGATTCCATGTCCGGCCAGTCGCGCGCACAGCCGAACAGGGCGCACAGGAAGGCGCGCACGCGGCTCATGGGTGATCCCCCGTGAACATGGGGGTCAGGCCATTGGCAGCGGTCAGCGTGCCGGACTGGATTTGGCGCACGCGGCGCGCGCGCTCGGCGTGGCCACCACCGGCCGGCGCCCAGGTAGTGCGGTGGCGTGGCGCAATGCGGCGCAGGTGCCTTGCCAGCTCTGGGCTCGCCGCGCGCGCCTGAGCCAGCGCATGAGGCAGCAGCATCTTGAGAGGGAAACGGCCGGTGATCAGGGAAGTCGGGTGCACGGCAACCTCATGCGTAGGTGGTAAGGCGGAACTGCTCGCGGATCAGGTCGTGCAGCCGGCCGACCTCGGCGATCTGCAGGGCGAAGCGGGCGTCGATCTCGGCGCGCCGGCCGTCTTCGTCCCCGTGTTGCAGCTGCTCAACGGCGCCGTCCAGGAAGCGGAGCTTGCGAACGATCAGGTCGTCGCCGAGGACGAAGGACAGGTGGTCCTCCAGCACCAGGGCGAGCTTGGTGACCTGCTTGCCTGTCTCCAGGTGCAGGTCGACCTCGTCGCATCGCAGTTCGTGGTGCTGGCAGCGGACGATTGCGCCGCCTTCGACCGGGTCGCGCAGTTCGCATTCCTCGCCCAGGCTGAGGCCATCGGGCAGCGGCTCGCCGGCAACCCACCTGGTCAGGATCGCCCGCGGCGATACCTCGGCGTTCAGCGGCAGCGTCGGGAAGCTGCCGACCACGTTGCGCAGCTGGCTCATGGCGTTCTCGCCCGTCCTACGGCTGCTGGTATCGACAAACACGACACCGCGCTGGTGGTCCAGGTAGAGATCTGTGCGGGTGGGCCGGACGAAGGCGCGGGGCAACAGCTCGTGCAGCAGGTCGTCCTTGATGCGTTTCCGCTCGCGACCGCCGGGACGGCGCCCCTCCTGTTCCTCGATGTCCTGCAGCTTGAGCTCGAGCAGGTTGTTCACCACTGCGGGAGGCAGGATCTTCTCTTCGGTGCCGATGGTCATCCACATGCAGCGGCCGATCTCGTGCGACAGCTGCTCCTTCTCTTCGCGGCCGAACGGCGAAATGAAGCCGGCCGAGCACATTTCCAGCGGACCAACCGGCTTCAGTGCGTTCGCCTGCAGGCCGTCCTGCCAGTCGAACATCTGCAGCTGCGGATAGGTGAACATCGTGAGGTTGCGGAAGAACATCAGGTGTCTCCGGTCTGTTCAGAAGTGACGCTGCTGCCTTCGGGCAGCTCGGAAAGGCCCAGGGCGTAGAGCGCGTCGTCGATCGCGGCCTGTTCGGCTTCTGCGATGACGCTGTGCGTTCCAGCCACGCCCGGGATATGGACGTGGAAGAGCCTCATGGCTTGCAGGCCTCGGCGATGCGCTTGAACTTGCGGGCCCAGGTGGCCAGGTCCGGCTTCACCCCCGCGCTCCAGGCGATCTGGAAGATCGAGCCGAAACGGATCCGCAGCGCGCGCCACTGGTCCGGTGGTGCAACGCACACCGCGCGCTGGTAACGCTGCACGCGCGCTTCAGGGGTGATCGCCGGCGGCATACGGTCCAGGTCGTGCTGCACGATGGCGTCGACGCCATGGCCAAGCAGGTGCAGGTCGGCGGTCATTGGGTACCGCCTTGGGGCATCACGAAGCGGTAGCCGCGCAGGCGGATTGTCTCGATGGCGTGCTTGTGGCCAGCGGCAGTCAGCTTGCGCCGCAGGCGCGATACCAGCACCTGCAGGACGTTGGACTCCCGTGACGGCGGCTTGCTACCCGGGTACATCGCGGCATGCAGCGCCTCGACTTCCACCAGGCGATCAGGGGCCGCGACCAGAACCTGCATCACCACGGCCTCGGTGCGGCTGAGTTTGATGCTGCTGCCGGCGATCAGCAGACGCTGGCGCACGACGACGGCCATGGCGTCTTCGGCGCCCGGGCCCGCGGCCGCGGCGCAGCTGCTGCACAGGTCGGGGCCTACCCAGGAGCAACCGCCAGGGCAAGCCTGCTGCTCGGTGCAGCCGCAGACGCGGCAGCGGCGTTCGTTGGAGGTCATCAGTGCACCTCCACGAAAGCCAGGTCATAGATGACGCACCGCGCCCGGGCCACCACAGGGGAGGTGGTTTCTTTCGTCGACAGGGGGACGACGGTATTGGCCCGGGCGCAGGCGTCAGGGGAAACGGAATAGCTGCCGCTGGCCACGGCGTCGACGGCGTCGAGCGCAAGCTGCCAGCGGTACGAGGAGAAGTCGTTGGCCAGCGTCGCGGATACGCCGGCGGCGCAATTCGGCACGCGGCCGGTCTCGTTGTAGCCGTTGAGGACCGCCTGGGCGATCGTGGCCCGCAGGCCCCAGTCGTTCTCGGTAGCCAAGGTGTAGACCTCCAGCGCCGCGCAGATGCGCGGGCTGGTGATCACCAATGCAGCTGGTGCCCGGACGGCCTGGCCGGGTTCGTCTGTGGAAGGGGACGATGGGGAGAAGAAGGCGCCAAGGCCGGTGGCTCCGAGAGCCCCCAGTGCCAGGTACAGCGACGAAGACAGTGCAGACATGTGCTCAACCATCCGTGCTTGGGATGGCTAGCAACATAATGATAGTTTCTGGAACGGTCAAGCACTAAAATGATAGATAGACACGACCTGGTGCTAAGCAGCTGATTGATCAGGATTTAGTGGCCGGTGAATCCCATGACTTCGAGGGACAGGCCGGGCGTGATCCCGCCTCCTGCCGCAGTGCGCAGGTCATACATGGCGTCAGCAATTTGCTCCGCCCGAGCAGGGTCGCTTTGCATCGCGCAGGTCCAGAACACAGCGAGCTTCAGCAGCGCCGCATCCATTTCGGACTGCACGAGCTGCTGCTGGAAGCGTTCCTTGACGAGCTTGTTGGCGTGGTCACGCCATTGGGTCGGCAGATTGAAGGTAACGACGCGCGTATGGCGGTGTATGAACACATCCGCGCCTGTCTGCATCGTCTTGACGCCTGCGGCATTACCAAGAAAGTCGAGTATTCCCATGGCTGATCATGTCCCTGTGTCCTTGATCGGAACGGTCGCCGGCACCTGGGCGTAGCGGACTTCAGCATCTGCCACCCGCAGAATTGTCAGACGGCCCTCTGGTGGCACCGTGGCGAAGGCGTCCACCAAGCGTTCGATCTCCTCGTCCAAGAGGCTATCCAGCGCGATGTCCTGAACCAGGAGCTTCCAAGGCGTGATCTTGAAGGCGTCAGCGAGCTTGTCGACGGTCGAAGATGTTGGGTTCTTGGAGGCGCCGTCCGGGCTCAGTAGCCCCGACAGGAGAGTTTGCGCAACCCCGGCTTTGCGGCCGAGCTCTGCCTGAGAGAGGTTCAGGTGCTTCATCAATCGGCGCACATTGGCGGCGATGACATCAGCACTCGAGGGACGTTTAGCCATGGCTACCATGCTAGTGATGGCTGAACGCTCTTCGATGCTTGATTGCCTAGCATTAGAATGATAGGTTGAGGCCATGGACGCCGATACCCTCTTGCATCAAACCGTGGTGCGCCTGCGTACGCATGAAGGGAAGTACGCCGAGATCGCCCGGCAGAACCCGGACATCGGCTATTCGTGGCTGACAAAGCTGGCGCACGGGCAGATCACCAACCCGACGATCGCGAGCCTGCAGCAGCTGATCGAGGCGCTGAACGCCTTCGAAGGCCTGGAGCGGGGCGGCCTGGCCGAAGTGGTGGCGCAGGCGGATCCGGTTATGGAACTGCGCGCCGAACCGAGCGGCGACGTGGACGCCGGCCGCATCGTCCCGCTGGAGACAGCCTGATGGCCCGTCGACACCTCAGCAACCCTCGCGAAGGGGAGGGCCAAGGCCACGGCCGTGAGATCCGCGAGATCCGCGCGCTGCGCAACCAGGTCAGGGACCTGCAGCGCCAGGTCGACGACCTCAGCGCTTGGCGCGTCCAGCAGCACAAAGACTCCATGCGTATTGAGACGCAGGCGCCGGCGGCGGTCGGTTTCTGGGCGCGCCTCGCGGCGCTGTTCACCCGGAGGGCGCAATGAACAGCGGGCACCAGAAGCGCGGTCTGGCAAATCCACTGCCAGCCACAACGCCGACCGTCATGACCGCGGTGCTGAAGCGCATCGGGGCGCTGGAGCGCCGGGTGCGCGCGCTGGAGCAGCGGCAGCCGGTCTCTAGCGTTCCTGCTCAGAACCAGCGCGTTGCTGTTCCAACAGCCGCTCCGCTTCCGCCGCCTCCGCCAGCTCCTGTCGGCTCTGCTGCGCCTTCAGGATCTGACGCTCGATCTCCAACAGGCGAAGCACGGTCGCAGCGGCCACGCCGGTTGGGCCTTCGGGCGAGGTTTTGCCGCGCAGTGTTTGGATGGCGGCGCGAACTACCTCGAGCAGCATCTCTGTGTCGGGATGACTGCCAATGACGGCCAGCGTGAACCAGCTGTTCGCCTGCTTTTCAGCCTCCAACGCGGCGATTCGTTCGTCGTATTGGGCGAATCGGGCTTCCAGTTCGGATGGGGTCATGAGGAACGTCAATTGCTCGGGGGACGCCGATTCTGTCAGTAGTCGGCACAAGTTTCCTACGAATGCGGGCGCGCCACGATTATCGGGAGGTGCCGAGTGATGTCTGGCGATAGCAAACCGATGGCCGACAAACATGTCGGCGCATCGGACCTAGTGTTTACCGCCGGCCCGCGAGACCCAAGGCGACCAGGGCATTGGGCGCCGGTCTTCGACGATAGCTCTGGGGAAATCAGACCCCCGGATGAACCTGCTCGAAGAAGGCGCCATACCGCTGAAGAATTCGGGTCAGGGCATCTCGTCTCTGAACAGCCCAGTCTGGCGTACCGGCCTTCTCTACATGTCCAACAAGATCTTGGACCTGAGCCTTCAGCGCGGCCGGATTTGGATGAGTCGCGATGAGCGCATGGATCCACAGGTCCATGGCTGCCTTCTCACCATGGAGTACTTCCATGTCCTGAGCGACCGCCTCGAACTGGCCGCGGACGCGATGCTGGAAGCCGTCAAAGTCAATTGCAAGTTGCTGCAAATCTGCCATGGGTGTCTCCGGTTGGTGTTTGGGTTGGGTTGCACCCCCATTCTGCCAGCCGGAGGGCCCGCCCCTACTACCGAGGACTCCCATGCCCTGGATCGATGAAACCTGGCTGCAGGACGCGCTGGCGGCCCTGAAGGCCACGTGCGATGTCGACGCACACACCCGCAACGCGATGATTCAGTTCCTGCTGGACAACGGCTTCTGGGACCAGGAGAAGCTGAAGGACTGGACCAGCGCTGTTGCAAAGTTCAATAGCTGCCTCAACCCGAACAAGGCCGAGTTCTTCAAGATCGGCGAGCTGTGGGCGCTGATGCGCCGCTTCGGCCGCCACCAGCTTTTCCTGGCCATGGCCGCCGATCTCGGCTACGAGGTCCGGTTGATCCCCACCGAACACCGCCGGCAGGAGCTGATGCAGCAGTTGCTCGATGTCCAGGCACAGTGTGCAGCCGCCACGGAGCGCGTCGCCAGCCAGCTGGAACGCCTCAACACGCCCGCGCCGGAGCCGCGCCAAGGTGCCGTCCATGGACAGGGTCGCGCGCAGTTCTGCAGCCCCAACGAATGGAGCGCGCCTGGAAAGGCAAACGCCGTCGTCATGGTGGGCTGCCCGTAACGGGATAGGCCTGCGCAATGAGTAACGAAATCACGAAGCTCTGCTGGCCGCTACAGATGCCACCGCCCGCAAAGGCGGTGCTGATGGCGATCGCGTGGCATGCAGACGACTTCGGAATGGCCTTCCCGGGCTTCACCACGCTGATCGAGAAGACCTGCCTCAGCAAGACAGCGCTGCTGAGCGCGATCGCGTGGCTGGAAGACAATCAGGTCCTGACCATTCGCCGCGGCGGCAGCGACGCCGGCGGGACGAAGTACAGCAACCGTTACAGCCTCAACCTTGGCCGTCTGGACAAGAACGCATTCGCGTCGAAGCCGCGGCGCGCATCCAAACCGGTTCGCCAGACGGACCTGTCCGAGAGCGACGAAGGGGCCGACCAGTCCGCCAAACACACCGGTACGGATGCCGAACCGGTCCGCGACACGGACTGGTCAGGAGAGTCTGGAGGCGCCGACCGGTACGCGGGAAATACCGGTACGCAGGAAGGACCGGTACGTCTCGCGAACTCGACCGGTACGTCTCACGAACCTGACCGGTCCGTCTCGCGCACTCAACCGGTACGCGAGACGGACCCTAAAGGTCATGAAAGATCAGTAAAGGTCATTGAATCGTCAAACGCGCAGGCGCGCGACGACGAAGCGGTGATGCCGCAGCTCAGCGCCGACGAGGTCAACCGCGAGCTGATGGGCATCCCCCGTTTGCCGCCGGGCCTGGACCCGCAAGTCCTGGCCAGGTTCGTGCGGCACCGCCGCGTGCTGGGCAAGCCGATGTCGATCAGCAGCTGGTTGGAGCTGCAGCCGCGCTTCCGCCAGCTCACGGCCGACGGCCACGACCTCAACCGCTCCCTGCGCCAGACGATGGCTGCAGGCCTGGCACTGCCCGTAACACCGAAACCCGAGGGGACCGACCATGCCAACAATTCAGGCTCTGCTGCCGAACGAGTCCGACGTCGAGCAGAAGAAGACGAGCTCCGTGACGCCGCTGCAGAGGCAGATGCCGCCGCCGGCGCAACAGGCGCCCTTGACGGCCCGGGCTACGCGAACGCTGTGGGTGCGCATGGCTGAGATCTACGGGTACCGCTGGACCAGCGCCTACGGTGAGGATCCCAGTGGTGGCGCGGCGGCGACGTGGGCGAAGGGCCTTGCCGGGCTCACCGGTGAGCAGCTGGCCGCTGGCCTTGGGTCGAGCATTGCCTCGGCTGATCCGTGGCCACCGACCCTGCCGGAATTCCGTCTGCGCTGCCTCGGTGTGCCGAGCTTCGCCGCCGTTCGCAACGACACCGGCCGCCGGGACGGGTTCACGCGACTCGTGTGGCAGTATCTGGACGGCCACCGGTACCGCACCTCGAGCGCCGACAAGAGCGACCGCCTGCTGCGCGAGGCCTACGACCAGGCACGCGAATACGTGATGCGCGGCGGGAGGCTGCCGGAAGAGCCAGTAGCGGTGCTCGGCCAAGCCGCAGCGTCGCCGCCGGTACCGGCCAGTCCTGAAGCCCTGCGTCGTGCTGAGCGGGAGATAGCGGAGATCTTCGGCAAGGGATCCGCAGAGCCTGGCAACGACGACCATCCGCCGGCGACGGGCAAGATGGCTGCTGCAGGGCTGGACCGATGATCGACCCGGACCAGCTGCGCAACTACCACCGCCAGCAGGTGCTGTACGCCCTGCAACAAGGTGGTGAGCCGATGACAGCCTCGGAAGTGCATGAGGGCATGACCACCCTGGCCCTGGCCATGGGCCATCCCAGGGAGTGTGCAGCGATCACACCTGCGGCGGTGGCTGGCATCCTGCGCGGCATGCTCGGCGAGATCCTTGTCGTTCAGGGCGAGGATAGACAGAACCCAAGGTACGGCCGCGGGGAACCGACGTGGACTGCTACCGCGGGCCTGGCGCGCGTGGAGCGACCACTGGCACCGGGCACTCGAGCAGTCGGAGCTGGCGACCCTGCCGCGGCGCAGGCCCTGCCGGCGCAACGCCAGTTCCGGCAGATTACCGTCGACCAGCGGCTGGCATTCCTGCAGGCCGAGTGCAACATCCTGCTCGCCGATATCGCACGCGACTACACAGCGTTTGAGCAGCGCGTTCGCGTTCAGATCTCTGCGTTCGAACAGCGTGCTGCGCGACTGTTGAACCAGGGCGAGGACGCCGGCGCATGAGCAACCGCGGGTTGAGATACAGTCGTGTCGAGGACATGCCTGCAGGAATGCAGCAGCTGCTGCAGAAGGCGCGCGCTGTCGATACCAAGCCGGCGCCGGCGCTGCGCCCGGAAGAAGTGGCCGCGGCGCCGAAGCGATCGAAGTACGGCAACGTGGTCACGATGGTTGATGGGATCCGGTTCGACTCCAAGCGGGAGGCGCGCTACTTCGAACAGCTGAAACTGCGGCAGCAGGCCGGTGAGGTGCACTTCTGGTTGCGCCAGGTGCCGATGCACCTTCCCGGCGGTACGAAGTACGTCTTGGATTTCCTAGTGTTCTTGCGGACCGGTGATGTCGAGTTTGTCGACGTGAAAGGCAAGCAGACCAAGGAATTTCGGATCAAGAAGCGCGAGGTCGAGCACCACTACCCGATCAAGGTGCTCCTGGCATGAGCGGCTGGAGATCGAGCGGCAGCGCAGCCGGCACCCGCGTCGACCTCAGCGCGGTGTCCACCACCGCCCTGCTGCAGGAAATCGAGCGCCGGTGTTCGGCTGGCGGACCGCCCAAAGTTGATCGGCCGGCCAAGGAACGGCCGTTCGCGACAAAGGCGCTCTGGGCCCAGGACAAGGCCAACCAGGCACGCGCCAGGCTCGAAGAGCTCCGAGCGCAGTCGCTACCCGCGTGCGAGGCTGAGCTCGCCGCCCGTGCTGCTCAGGACTCGCAACTGGTCGCCGATGTCGTCAAGTACGACGGCATGGCCAAAGCGTTCACGAGGAAGGGGCAATGAAACCTGCAGAGCTGAAGGCGCAGTTCCCGACCGAGGCCGCACTATGCAGGTGCCTGATCGACTCCCTGACCGCGGCTGGCGGCTGGGAGATCTACCCCGAGACGGCTGGCTTCGACATCCTCGCGGTGTGGAAGGCGACCGGGCACCAGCTCGGCATCGAGGCGAAGCTGCAGCTCAACGCCAAGGTGGCCGATCAGATCCTACCGGCGCACTGGAGTAACAGCGACCAGCGGGGTCCGGACTTCAGGGCGGTGCTGGTGCCATGTACGACGGCAGCAAACTACGGCATTGCACGGATGCTCGATGCCCTGGGCGTGCAGGTCCTGGTGCCGGACAGCTGCACCACCCGGTGGAAGACAGAGCCCGGGCAGCAGATCCAGCGCGAGGTGCAGCGGCATGGCCTGCACCAGCCCGCCCCGTGGGACCGCGCATCCGGTGATCTCCGCGAGTGGGGACCCACAGCATGGTTCGATTGGAACCCCACCGAGCGCTGTGAGCTGCCTGAGTTCGTGCCGCGGGTTGCCGCGGGTGTGCCGGCGCCGATCCAGCTGACACCCTGGAAGGTTGGCGCGCTGAAGGTGCTGGCCGACCTCGAACTCGATGGCTTCACGACTGCGAAGGGCGTCCGGGCCCATGGCGTGGATCCGCGCCGCTTCTGTGCGACCGACGGGTGGCTGAAGCAACTGGGCGAGGGGAGGTGGGCCCGCGGGACCCTCCCTGCATTCGATGAGCAGCACCCCGAGGCCTATTCGCAGGTGCTGGCCCAGGCGCGCGCCGCGCGCGCTGCAGTGGTGGCAAAGAAGATCCAGGAACAGGCGCCATGAACGAAGCTGCAGTCGGCACCAACGCACTCGCCGTCGCGCGCGAGCTCGAGGCGACGCTTCTCAAGGGGACGAAGATCCCCTCCTGTGCCAACTGCAACGGCAGGGCGAGGGTGTGCTGGCCTGGCCGCGAGTCGCAGCCCGTGCAGTTCCAGTGCCGGCACTGCGGGCCGCGGAGCGCAGTGTTCGACAGCGCCGCGCCTCTCGAGTGTGGTCGGTGCGGCACCGTCCCGGCTAGCCTGTTTCCCCGCGGTGCACAGATCCAGTGCTGCAGCTGCGGGGCATCCTCAGCCGTGTTCGTCGGCCCCGATCCCGCCGGTGCTCTCGCCGCTGCGTTGGACGCCTGGTGCCGGCGCGCACCCATCCTGCCGGTTCTGGACGATGGCACAGCACAGCGGCGCCGGGGCGCAGCGCCGGATGGATTCGATGACGAAGGCAAGGGAGACGTCCTGGAGCTGCTGTCCCGCCTGCTGGTCGGCGGGAGCTACCGTATGCCCGTTGAGGGCCGAAGCACCCTGGCGCCACTGGGCAGCAGCGACATCGCCGGCGCGGTCGGCTACATGCGTAACCCTCTGGAGAAGCACACAGCGCTCGCTGTAGTGACGCGGATGGGCCCCGCTGCGATCGCAAGGCTTTCCCTCGCAGCCTACCGTCAGGTGGCCAAGGACGTGCGCGCTATGCGGCCGCGGCCGTTGGATCTCGGAAAGCCTGCCGATCGCTGGCGCCTGCGCCTGGTGATCTACGACGCGGCGCATGAACTGGTGTGGCCCGAGCGGCGGCAGCCGTTCGCCGGTCTGGCCAAGTCCGCGAAGATGCGCAAGGGCAACTACATCAAAGCCCACAAATGCGCCAGCGCTGTCCTGCAGGAAGCTCTGCATGGAGGCAGGCGCGGGTTCCGGCATGCGATGTGGTGAACAAGAAAGACTGGTCAATCAGTGTTTGAGGGATAGATGAGGTGCGACGATCTTGGGAAGTACCAATGCAGCTTGAGATGCTGGAACCATGGCGTCTAAGTGTTCTTGGGCGAGCTTTGACTGATCGGATCCGGCAGTCCGGCTCCAAGCCGCATCCTTCGCTTCCGCCAGCATTTGAAAGGGGTTGCCCACCTCCTTCCTTAGCCTTTCTGCCGTCTTTTCTCCAAACAGCCATCGCGCCTCGGCCAGCAAGCGACGCATCTGGACAACGGCACTGCTATCGCCCTCCACGATTCGCTGCAAGGACTGACCAAGGTCGACGTATAGCTTGTAGCGCCTATCGAACAGATCAGCCTTCAGCTTGTTTCTTGCCGTCAGCCATTGACGTAGCGCGATGATTCCCACCGCAGCAGCGACCAGTATCTGCCCGATCGCAGTGAAGAGCTTGATCTGAAGATCGCTCATGCCCAGTACGGTCTCAACCATTGCAACACCCTCCCTGTATTGGCCCGGATTATCACATTTGTTAAGGTTTGTTAGGGGCTGATGGACAGACCCATGGCTGCGCCCATTGCTTGCGCCGAGAGGGGTAGATCGTTGAGCGGAAAGGACAAGTGGTACGAGTTTGGTGAAGCCCTGGCCATCACTGCGGGTCTGGTGACCGCAGCCGGTGCAATGTTCGCTGCTCCGGCTCGGTTGTTCCCGATTCCAGGACTGAACTACGTAGTAGCGATTGCCGTTGCCTTTCTGGCGTTGAGGATTTGCATTGGTGCGGGGTGGAGCCTAGGGGGAACATTCGCCCACCGGCGCACGGCGGCATTCGTGGCCATCGGCACTTCGGTTATCTACACGACGATGATCGGTGGCCTTGTCGTGGCGCTGGTCGAAGGCAGCCGCGGCGCCTGACAAACGTTCACCTACCTGACCTCACTTGTTCCTCATGAGGAGGATTTCTTCCTCATGAGGAACCTCAGTTGCCTCGGGAACCGAAAGTAGGTTTGAATTCCTACAGTGGGCGTTCTTGTGGGCGCCTCAATTCAAAGGCCGTTGATTGACCAGGACGTGGGAGTCCACTGGTCGATCAGCGGCCTTCTTGTTTGCGGGGTAGAGCAGTCCGGCAGCTCGCGTGGCTCATAACCACGAGGTCGGTGGTTCGAATCCACCTCCCGCTACCAAACGGCCGGTAGTCATGGCCACCACTCAAGCCAGCACATAGGCCGTCGTGAGACGCGCTGCTGGTGTCCGCGCGACCTTGCAACCGCGGTAGTGGTGGGCCATGCCGGCCTCCTTTCATTGGGGGAACCGCGGTGGGCATCAAAGAGCAGATCACTACGGACCTGGCGGTCGCGGGTTCGAAGATCGGGGCGGCAGCCAGCGTCACCGCAGCGACGTACTCGCCGGGCTACACCCTGAGCGACTGGGCCCTGATTGGCACGATCATCTTCACCATCGTCCAGACGTTCACCGTCATGGTGAAGAACTGGGGTGACTGGTCGGCCTGGTGGACGGCGCGCATGGGCAACGCCAGGCGTTTCTGGGCGTGGATCCGCGGCCGTGGCTGACACCAAGCTAAGCACCAAGCAGCGTGTGGGCTTCGCTGCCGCACCGCTGGCGCTGATCGGCGCGCTGGTGGCCGCCCTGGGCACGAATGATTCGGCCCACGAAGGGCGGCGCTACACGCCGTACTACGACTCGGCCGGCATCCTGACTGTCTGCGCCGGCATCACGGGCCCAGCGGTGGTGAAGGGCAAGCGCTACACCGATGGCGAGTGCACCAGGCTGGAAACGGTCTACGTGCGCACCATGCTCGGCCACATGGGGCAGTGCGTCCGCGGCGAGTTCGAATTCCACGAGATCAAGGCCTGGGGCCACTTCGCCTACAACATCGGCACACCGGCCTTCTGCGCCAGCACCGCGGCGAAGCGGCTCAACGCCGGCGAGCGCCAGCCTGCTTGCACCGAAATGTGGAAGTGGAGGTACGTCACCATCGGCGGCGAGAAACGTGACTGCGCGCTGCCGCAGTGGAGCTCGAAGTGCGGCGGAATCATCGATCGCAGGCAGTGGGAAATGGCCACCTGCCAGGGCCGCCTGCAGTGATCACCAGGTCGGCCGTCTCTGCCTGGTGGGCAGCCTGGAAGTGGGTTGCCATCCTGGCCGGCCTGCTGAGCCTGTCGCTGTGGCTCAACGTCAGGCAGTACGGCGATCGCCGTGAAGCTGCAGCTGCAGCACGGGCCGCCACCCTGGCGGACACGCTCGAGGTGACGGCGGGAATCGCGCGCCAGGCCCAGTCCGACAGTGCCCAGTTGCTGCAGCGGCTGGAGGGGATCGCCGAGCGCGGCGAGCGGACCAAAACGATCTATCGAGCAGCAGCTGCAGCGCAGCCGTTGCCAGCCAATTGCGCCCCTGGTCAGGCCCGGGTCGATGCCATCAACCAGGCCCTCGGGCCGACCAGCAGGACCGCGAAGTGACCCAGAAACCATCGACCGGGCGGATCGTCCACTACACCCTGAGCGATACCGACGCGCTCCGCATCAATGCGCGCCGTACCGATGGCCCGGCCATCCAGGAACGCCTGCTCGACAACACCTGGCCAGTCGGTGCCCAGGCACACATTGGTAACAAGGCCGCCGCCGGCGACGTGCTGCCCGCAATGGTTGTGGCGGTCCAGCCGAACGGCCAGATCAACGCCCAGGTCTTCCTGGATGGCAATGACGTGCTGTGGGTCACCAGCCGGGACGAGGCCAGCGAAGAATCCGGCAGCCACCCTGGTCGCTGGCACTGGCCGCAGCGCTGACGTCATGCAGCTGCGCCACGCTCTCGCGATCGCGGCACTGATGGTGCTGGCCGGCTGCGCACAGCACCTGCAGCGCGTGCCGGCCCAGTGCGACGCGATGTGCTTCCGCCCGTGTGTCGATGCAGGTGAAGACACCGGCGTGCGCGTGACTACAGATCCTGCCGCCGCTGACGCCTGGGACAACATCGGCGGGGACGTGGTCGGCCAGCTGGCCGACAAGCTCCGCACCTGCGACGCGCGGCGGAAGGCCTGCGAACAGTGCCTGCGCCGGCTCGACGCCAAGAACGTAATCCAGCTTTGAGCGCCATCCCGGCGCCATAGGAGAGCAGCATGTTGAACCAGCAAGCCGGTACGGCCCCACTGGCGGACCCGCAGACGCCGATCGAATCCGCCGTGAAGGACTTGGCGCGGACTCAGCAGGATCTGCACATCGCTGTCGAGCAGCTGGCGCGTCGCCTCGCGCCGGTACTGGCAGAGGCGAAGCCCGACGCGGCGGCGTCCACGGGGCGCGCCATCGGTGCGTCCCCTTTGCTCGAGCACCTGTTCCAGCAGCGGGACGCAGCGGCGGTGACCCTCGACATCATCAACGCGCTGCACGCCCAGCTGACCCTGTGAGCAGGACGCCCGCCAGCTTCAGCCTCACGGTCGTGCGCGGCGCCACCTGGGAGGACGACTTCACCTACACCAATCCGGATGGGAGCCCATTCGACCTGACCGGCTACCAGGCGCGGATGCAGGTGCGGACGCTGGCGGGCCAGTTCGGGTTGACCCAGGCGGACACTCTGGTCATGGAGCTCAGTACCGCGGTCGGTTCGCTGCTCATCGCTGATCCGCTCGACGGCGTGGTTTCGATCACCGTGGCCGCCAAAGCCACCGAGGTCCTGAATCCAGCCAACGAGCGCAAGGTGAAGCACTGCTACAGCCTGGAGCTGTTCAAGCCGGAAGGTGCGGATCCGGAATACGTGATCCCGCTGGTGGCCGGCAAGGTCACAGTCCAAGGCGAGATCACCCGCTGATGCCTGTTATCCGAGCCACTGAAGGCGCGGCGCGCGTGATCGTGGTTGAGCGCCGCGGCGCTGTCGCCATCCGGGATCCTCGCACCCCGATCGTCGCAGCAGCAAAGACCACCCAGGTCGAGGCGATCCAGGCCGATACACGAACGGTTGAGGTCGCAGCCCGCGGTGCCCAGGGCCCAGCAGGCCCGGCCGGCCGTGATGGAACCTCACCGGAAGCGACGTATCCGGTTGGTCAGCAGATCCATGGCCACCGCGTGGTCCGTCTGGACAGCGGCAGGGCCTACCACCCGGACACGGCAGTGCTGGAGCACGCCCAGGCATGCGTCGGCATCGCCTTGCAGTCAGCGAACACCGGTGACGTCACGGTGCGCCTGGCCGGCACGATCGAGGAAGCCAGCTGGGCCTGGCACGACGGCGCGGTGTGGTGCGGCGCCGACGGCACGCTGACGCAGAACCCGGGCACTACCGGATGGCTGTTGTGCGTCGGTCGCGCGCTCAACGCCACCACCCTGATGATCGACTTCGACACACCCATCGCACGGATCTGAACCCATGGCCGACAAGACCCTGCAGCTCAAGAACAACATCACCACCGAGGTCGAGGGCGTCACCGCGTCGGCGGGCGCTTCCGACGCCGGCAAGATTGCGGCCCTCGGCCCGGATGGCCGCTTCGACGACTCGCTGCTGCCGGCAGGCATTGGCGCGGACACCAAGATCTACCCGGCCAGCGAAGTGCTGGCGGCGGGCGACTACGTGAACATCTGGGAAGACGCCGGCACGGCCAAGGTGCGCAAGGCTGATGCCAGCGCCGCCAACGCCGGCAAGCGCGCCCACGGCTTCGTGCGCGCCGGCGTGGGCACTATCGGCAACGACGCCACCGTGTACTTCGAAGGGCCGAACAGCTCGCTTTCGGGGCTGACCCCGGGCGCGACCTACGTGCTGAGTCACACCACCCCCGGCGGTGTAGTGCCGCTGGCATCGGGTACCACCACGGCGGGCCACATCCTGCAGATCCTGGGCGTGGCCACCGGCGTGGGCGAGATCAACGCCGAGATCGGCAATCCGGTCGTCCGGGCCTGATATGGCAGCACGGCGTCCGCTCGTCCTCGATTCGAGCAACCGCACCAGGGAGCTGCCCACCGGTGACATCTTGGTCGGTGTTCCGCTGCTGCTCGCGATTGGGCTCCGGGCTGGCGGGGTGTTCAACGTCGCACTGACTTCGACCTACGAGATGGCGATTGGCCTGCGGGCTGGCGGCACGTTCAACGTACAGGCGACGACCTGATGGCTACTCGAATTCCACTGATCCTCAACCAAGCTACGGCCCGTATCGAGGAACTCGCTGCGGCGGATACGCTGCCCGGATCGGCAGTTTCCGGGTTTCTTGGAAAAAATCGGCTCATCAACGGGAACATTGCATTCACTCAGCGTGGCAATAGCGGCACCGTGCAAAACGCAGCGGTATACACCGCCGACCGTTGGCGATGCTCTGCTGTTGGCGGCTCCGCAAGTAATTGGGGGGTCGGTGGGCATGCAGTCGGCGAAGTTCCTGACGCTACCCGATACCTCGGCTTCAATGTTGTTTCTGGAACTACTTCGGCATGGATCGGTCAGCACATCGAAGGTGTCGAAACCCTCGCAGGCCGAGAAGTTACGATTTCTTTCTACATGCGAAGCAACGTGGCTGGGAAAAAAGTAGGCGTTACCTGCCAGCAGATTTTCGGAACCGCAGGCTCTTCGCTTACGAATGTGGATGGAGGGATTGTCACGCTCGGCACCGCGTTCCAAAAGTTCTCAGCAACGCTCACCCTCCCATCTATCGCGGGCAAGACTATTGGAACCAACAACAACGTATTGCTGGTGTTTTGGCTTTGCGATACCACTGCCCACGGCGGGCAGTTGGCGGGCCAAGTTGGACTGTTTGAGATTTCAAGCATGCAGCTTGAAGAAGGCGCGGCGGCTACTGCCTTTGACATGCGCTCTCAGGCTTTGGAACTTCTCCTGTGCCAGCGCTACTACCAAAAGTCGTTCCCTGTAGCAGAAGATCCAGCCAACAACAGCCTTACCTGCATCCACCGCCCCGGCGTTAGTTTCGCGGCGACTGCTATGCGCATCGGCGTTTCATTTACAACACCAATGCGGGCTTCACCGTCGATGAAATTTTTCATGGGTGCAGAAGTATCGGGTGGCACAGCGGGTCGATGGGGGTACTACGACCCCGGCGCGGGGGCTTGGCGATCTTCCACCACTGCGCCAAACGTTGTTCAGCTTACTAGCAGCGGGTTTACCGTAGACATTGAAGGTACGGGGCTGGCATTCCCCAGCAGCTACCTTATTACCGGGCAGTACACGGCAGATGCGGAGATTTGACTGTGTATCAACTCACCAATAATGCAGATCTGATTCTCTGCGTTGAAACTGGCGATTTCATCCCACGCGGCCACTACTTGTGGCCGACCGCATGGCTGGAGTCGAACACACCGCTGCCGGTCCTTCCACCCTATGAGCCGAACACACCAGCCCACCATCGCGCCATCCGCGACGCAGCGTGGGCGTGGATGACAGGCGTGGTTGTTGAGCGCGGTTACGACAGCATCGAGAGCTGCGTTGGCTACTTCAACAGTGGGGTGCAGCGGTACCGGTTGGAGGCGCGGGCCATGGTGGCGTGGCGCGACGCGGTGAACGAGAAGCTGGTGGCGCTGATGCTGGATCCGCCCGCCGGGGTCGTGACCTGGGATCAGGTGCGCCCGTTGCTGCCGCAACCATCCCAGTTCAATTGGCCATCCAGCGTAGATCTCCCGCTCGGGGTAGATGACGGCCCTGCAGTTGAACTTTGATCCAACCTGAGAGGAACCCAGCCAGTGGCCGGAAAGATTGACCCGGCGACGGGGCTGCAGGACCAGCAACGGCGGTTCGCAGACGAGTACCTGGTGGACTTCAATGGCACCGCGGCCTACATGCGCGCCGGCTACAAGGCCACCGGTGCCGCGGCCAGCGCCGCCGCGGCGAGACTACTGGCCAACCCCAAGGTGCAGGCCTACCTGGCCGGCCGGAAGGAAGAGCTGCTGCTGTCGCAGCGGGTCGATCAGGAAGCCGTGCTGGCCCGGCTGGCGTTCATGGCGCTGGGTGACATCCGCACCCTGTTCGATCAGCACGGCAACCTGAAGCCGATGAGCGAGCTCACCGCGGAAGAGGCCAGCCTGGTCCAAGGCGTGGAGGTGTTCGAAGAGTGGGAGGGGCGAGGCGACGAGCGGCGCGCGGTCGGCCTGACCAAAAAGATCAAGCTGGTCAGCCGCCTGGATGCGGTCAAGACCCTGGGTACGCACTTCGGCATGTTCGCCAAGAAGGTCGAGCACACCGGCAAGAACGGTGGTCCGATCGAGAGCCAGACGCGGATCCTGGGCGATGTAATGGATCTCATCGATGGATCCGACACCGGCCCCGGGCCTTCGACCTCACGGAGCAAGTAAGCCGTGGAGGAGCTGAGCGACCAGGACGCCAGCCGAATCATCGAGAAACTGGGTGATCGGTGGTGGCGGCTGAACAACCTGTACTACATCACCGACAAGTTCGGTCGACGGGTGCAGTTCAAGCTGAATGAGGTGCAGGCAGACCTCGACGACAACCTGCACACATTGAACCTGGCACTGAAGTCGCGCCAGCACGGCATCACGACCTGGGCCTGCATCCGCGCCCTGGATATGGCGTTGTTCAAGAAGAACACCAAGGCCGGTGTGGTCGCCCATACCGCCGGCGATGCCGCAAAGTTCTTCCGCAGCAAGGTGCTGTATGCCTACGACAACCTGCCGGACTGGTTGAAGAAGATCCGGCCGGCAGTCAGGCGCGACATGCGCGACGGTGTCCTGGAGCTGGCCAACGGCTCCAGCATCGAGGTCTCCGTGTCCCATCGCGGTGGCACGCTGACGTTCTTGCATATCTCCGAGTACGGGCCGATGTGCGCCATGTATCCGGAGCGTGCAGGGGAGGTGGCGTCCGGTGCACTGAATGCGATCGCCTCCGGCAACATCGTGGTGATCGAGTCGACCGCATATGGCGCCGCCGGCGACTTCTACGAGCGCTGCCAGACGGCGATCGAACTGGACCGACAGATCCGGGCCGGCACCGCCAAGCTGACCACGATGGACTACCGCTTCCACTTCTATCCGTGGTTCCGGGATCCCATCAACGAGCTCGACCCGGACGGTGTCACGCTCACGGCCGAAGACGAGGCCTACTTCGCCAAGGTCGAGGCGGAGATGAACTACGCGCTGCGGCCTGAGCAGAAGGCCTGGTACGTCAAGAAGGCGGCCGAGCAGCGCGACAAGATGAAGCGGGAGCACCCCAGCACGCCGGAAGAGGCCTTCCAGGCGAGCACTGAGGGGGCGTACTACGGCAAGGAGATGGCCGCCGCCGACAGCAGCGGGCGGATCACCGATCTCCCGATCAACCCGCAGGTGCCGATCCACACCTTCTGGGACATCGGTCGCAGCGATGCGACGAGCATCTGGTTCATGCAGGAGAACGGGCCCTGGCTGGACTTCGTCGACTTCTACGAAAACTCGGGTTTCGGCGTGGCGCACTACGCCAAGGTGCTGAAGGAGCGCGGCTACCTGTACGGCAAGCACTACTGGCCGCATGACGGCGCCAACGAGGACTGGTCGGCCAACGAGAACCGCGTGCAGGTCGCCGGCAAGCTGGGGGTCAAGCCAGTTGTCGTCGTGCCCCGGATCAACGACATCACCGAGGGCATCGACATGGTCCGCAACATGCTGCCGCGCTGCAGGTTCGACAGAGTTCGCTGCGGTCCGCCCAAGGCGGGCGAGGGCCGAGGCGGGCTGGAAGCCCTGCGCCGTTACACCAAGGTCTGGAACGACAAGACGGAAACGTACTCCGACCTCCCATTCCACAACTGGGCCAGCAATCCCGCCGACGCGATCCGGCAGGCGGCTCAGGGCTACGTCAGCAGCAGCGGCCGTCGCGTCGGCGAGTCGCGCGGCACGGCCAACGACAACTGGAGAACTGCATGAACGTTTCCCCGCGCGAGCGGAACACCCCCACGGCGGTCGAGCTGGTCGACCTGCTGTCACTGCTGGTCGCCGCCGCAGACGAGGGGCAGCTGGTCAGCATTGCATTCATGCTGCGCTCGCCGTCCGGCGACACGATGGTCGACTACCGGGGCAGCCACGAGCTGAGCGAGCTGACGGCCCGAACGGTCCTGCAGCGCATTGCTCAGGACGTAGCCGGCACCCATCCGGCGATCGCCGCTCAGATCCACTCCGATCTCGGCAGGAAGGCGAACTGACGTGAAGAAACGCACGGTCGAGCAGCTGGTCATCCACCTGCAGCAGGCCCGCGGGTACGCGCGATACCTGCCAGGTGGCGAGAACCATGGCACCGTTGTCGAGGACCATGTCCTGTCGCCCGACCAGGCCGTCGCGGCCGTGGTGGAAGAACTGGACGCCGCGCTGGAGCTGCTGGGAGCTGAGGCATGAGCGCCGAGGTCGAGCTCGCCCCGGATGGGTTCGTCTGGTGCGGCAAGAAGGGAGATCTCACGCTTTACCTGACCCACGTCGTGCGCGATGGCGACGACGATGCCGCGCTCTACATCCGCAACGAGAACCGCCGGGTCGAGGGCGTGAACCCGGTGACCGGGACGATCGCCTATGGCAGCCCGGCCTACCTGGTGCCCTTCCGGGACTTTTGGATCTTCCGCCCGGAAGACAAAGACCGCGGCCGGCACCACCACATCGGCGACATGGTCGCCCGCCTGCAGAACGCCTCAGTCGCGCTGTACGGCCTGGACGTGCCTGCGTTTCGACACCGCATCCATGACGCGATCCTCGAATTCTGCGACGACGTGAAGAACCTGCGGCCGCCAGCGGAGCAGACCCAGGAGCAGTGGCTTGGCGAGATGGCCAGCATGGGAATCCAGATCAAGATCAACGGGCAGAGGGTGAACTGATGCAGACGATCGAGAACTTGCGCAGCGAGCCGGCCTACGACCCTGGTGCTGTAGACGTGGCCACCGCGGCTCCGCCCAACGTGGAAGGTCACCCGCTCGACAGCCTGGAGAACCGCCGTCTCCACGCGAAGGTGCTGGACTACTGGTACACCGCTCTCGATGCGTTCTACGACAACCGCATCGAGCAGATGCTCGACTATGACTTCTACGACCACATCCAGTGGTCGGAAGAAGACCGGGCGGTGCTGGCAGCCCGGCACCAGGCGCCTCTGACCTACAACAAGATCAAGATGGCCATTGACTGGGTCATCGGCACCGAGCGCCGCACCCGGATCGACGGAGTGGTACATCCTCGAACCGAGGACGATGTCGATATCGCCGCGGTCAAGTCGGAGCTGATGAAGTACCTCAGCGACACCAACCGTGTGCCCTGGGCGCGCAGCCAGGCGTTCAAAGACGCCGCGATCGCCGGCTGCGGGTGGACCGAGGAATCGATCCGGACGGACCGGGCTGAAGAGCCGGTGATGATCGGGCATATTCCCTGGCGGCAGATGCGTCGAGACCCGGTGAGCCGCGCCCTCGATCTGAGCGATTGCCGCTTCCTGCTGCGGGAGAAGTTCGCGGACCTGGACTATGCGGAGGCCATGTTCCCCGACCGGGTCGAGCTGGTGAATCGAGCGGCCCAGGACCACTACGACGGCGACAACGGTGCGTTCGACGAGGAACTGGACCTGCCGCAGGTATTCCGCCGCTACGACAGCCGTGGTCACACGGTTACCGGCCGTCGCATCACAGGCCGGGCGTCCCTGGACAGCCGATGCCGGCTGCGGGTGCGCCTGATCGAGTGCTGGTTCAAACGCCCCGTAGCGCACAAGCGGCTGTGGGGTGGCGAGTACCGCGGCGATCGCTTCGACCCGAGCAACGCCCAGCACCAGCAGGCGTTGGCGGCGATGAAGAGCGAAGCTGCGCCGGTCTACTCCCTGTCCGACGCCGTGGTCGAGGAAATGTGGTGCGCGATCTTCACCGAGGGCGGACTGCTGCAGCTCAAGCGCAGCCCGTTCCGACATGGGAAGTTCCCCTACACACCGTACTGGTGCTATCGCCGCAACCGGGACGGCATGGAGTACGGCCTGGTCCGCGGTGTGCGCGACTCGCAGGAAGATCTGAACAAGCGGATGAGCAAGCTGTTGTGGGCCCTGAGCACGAATCAGCTGTTCTACGAGGATGGCGCCATCGATGAGGACCGCATCGAGGAAGTGAAGCGCGAGATAGCCAAGCCCAATGGTGTGATTGCACTGAACAATGGCGGTCTGAACAAAATCAAGGTGGAGCGGAACCTCGATGTGGCCGAGGCGCAGATCCAGCTGCTCGAGTTGGACGCCGCTCACATCCACGACGGTACCGGCGTGAACCGCGAGCTGTTGGGGCGCGAGACCAACGCGGCCAGTGGTCGGGCGATCCTTGCCAAGCAGCAGGAAGGCGCGGTGGGCACTGCGGAGCTGTTCGATAACTACCGCCTGGGAATCCAGCTCAGCGGTGAAAAGCAGCTGTCGCTGACCGAGCAGTTCATGACCGAGGAACGGCAGTTCCGGATCGTCGGCGAACGCAAGGGTCTGGACTGGCGTGTGATCAACCAGCTGCGCCTGGACACGCTCAACAACGTCTGGGTGGTCGACAACGACATCAGCCGCAACCAGGCCGACTTCATCGTGGACCAGCAGGACTTCCGCGAATCCATGCGCCAGGCTTTCGCCGAGCAGTTCTTCGACATGCTGGGCAAGCTGCCCCCGGATATGTCCATCCAGCTGCTGGACCTCGCCTTCGACATGATCGACATGCCCGGCAAGGACGAGGTCGTGCAACGCATCCGGAAGATAACCGGCCAGTCGGACAACGACCAGGACGTCGACAGTCCCGAGGCGCAGGCCCGCCAGCAGCAGGAATCGCAGGAGCGAGACGTGACCCTGCGCGAGCGCATGGCGAAAGTGGGCCTGGATGAAGCCAAACGCGAAGAGGTCATGGCCAAGGCCAAGGCCCTTCAGATCAAGACCAAGGGCGACGCGCTGAACGTTGCCGAGCTGATCGAGCTCCTGCTCCCCCTCGCTCCGGCGGCAGACCGCCTCCTGAGCACCCAACAGCCCCCCGAGGAAACCGCTCATGCAGCAGCCTGACAACGCGGGCCAGCAGTCGCTGGCAGCGAACGAACTGGAAATGACCGAGGGCGAGCGCGCGGCGCTTGCCAGCGCTGACGAGACCACCCCCGGCGCCGCAGCTGCGGCAACCGGCGCGGCCGAGCCGGCCGTCGCCGCTGGCGGTGCAGCGACGCCGGCAGCTGACGCCTCAGCTACTGCTGCTCCCGTTGAAGGAGCCACCCCGCCTGATGCGGCAGCCGCTGCAGAAGGTGCGCCTGCAGCACCGGCTGCAGCATCCGAGCCGGCGCCTGCGACGCCGTTTGTACCCACGTACGCGGCCGACGAGCGCGACTACGGCAAGGAAATCGGGGACATCAACGGCAAGCTGCAGGCCCTGAAGGAGAGGTACAAGTCCGGCGACGTCGAAGACGAAGCCTACGAGCAGCAGTACGAGGATCTGCGTGACGAGCGCAGCCGCGTCGAGCGTGTACAGGACATGGCCACCCTGCAGCAGCAGATGAGCCAGCAGAACGCCGACCAGTCCTGGGCGTACCTGCAGCGCCAGTTCCTCTCCCGCCCGGAGAACGCCGGCATCGCCGCCAGCCCCATGCGCTTCGCCGCGTGGGAGCAGGCCATGCAGAGCGTGGTAAACGAAGCCGCCGCTGCAGGGCGGCAGGTCACCGACTGGGACATCCTGGCTGGTGCGCGGGATCTGCTGGTGAGCGAGGGCCTGCTGCAGGCCTCGACCGCCGCGAACGCGCCCCCCGTGGCGCAGCCGCCGGCGAAGCCGGATCGCGCCGCACCGCTGGGCGCTATCCCGGCTACCCTGAGTACCGTGCCCGCAGCTGCCGACCCTACCTCCCGATCGACGGCTGACGCCGCTGCCGGCATGGACAACATCGAGGACATCGAGTCGTTCCTGGCCGGCAAGTCGGAGAGCGAACGCGATCGCATCCTGCGTGACGTGCCCGGTTCCTTCGTGGCGGACAACTGAGCCCCATGCCCAAGCTGCACACCACCTTGGAGCCCGGCGACGTGGTCCTGATCCCCTCCGGGTCGGGTGCGTCGATCACCTTCACCGAGAAGAGCGGCAAACGCTCGCGGGTGATCATCGAATCCAACACGCCGGTGACCATCACCCGAGCCGGTGAGCAGCAACCAACTGGCGGCGCGCTGCAGCGCGTAGCGCGTCGGCCAACGCCCACAACGGGCTGAATATCCTCAAAAGCCTGCGCAGTAGTGCGGGTCAACGACAGAGGCGCAGAAGTGCCGTGATCTCCCTGGAGAAGCAACATGGCACAGACGATCGTGGGTCTGAACGACCCCAAGGCCCGGAAGCTGTGGTCTGCGGACCTCATGGTTTCGGTATCCAAACAGTCCTACTGGACGCGAAAGATGATGGGCAAGGGGTCGGAGACCTCGATGCCGGTCATGCTGCAGACCGACCTGGAACAGGAAGCGGGCGACACCATCAGCTACGACCTGTCCGTGCAGCTGTCCGGTGGCGTCATCGAAGGTGACCAGAAGGCGGAGGGCAAGGGCGAGAAGCTCGATTTCTTCACCGACAAGGTCTTCATCGACCAGGCCCGTAAGCCGGTCAGCTGCGGTGGCCGTATGAGCCGCAAGCGCACCGTCCACGACCTGCGCAAGGTCGGCCGCAACCGCCTGACCGAGTTCTGGGCGCGCTTCTACGACGAGCTCTTCTTCATGTACGGCTCGGGCGCCCGCGGCATCAATGAGGACTACAACGTCCCGCTGAACTACGCCGGTCGTGCGGGCAACACGTTCGAGGCACCGGACAGCTCGCACATCCTGTTCGGTGATGGCGCCAGCAAGGCTTCGCTGACCTCGGCCGGCAAGATGAGCCGCGTCCTGATCGAGCGCGCCAACACCAAGGCGGCATCACAGGGCGGCGGTTCGACCCAGGTGGCGGAGATCCAGCCGATCACCATCGCCGGCGGCGAGCACTTCGTCACCGTCATGCACCCGTTCCAGGCGCATGACCTGAAGACCTCCACGGATCCGGGCAACTGGTTGGACATCCAGAAGGCTGCTGCAGCCTCCGAAGGTGCCAGCAACCCGATCTTCAAGGACAACCTGGGCATGATCGGCAACACGATCCTGCACAAGCACAAGTCCGTGGTGCGCTTCGGGGACTACGGTGCCGGCGGCAACGTCGCAGCGGCCCGCGCGCTGTTCCTTGGCCGCCAGGCCCTGGTGCTGGCCTTCGGTTCGCCGGGCAATGGACTGCGCTTCGACTGGTCCGAGGTTCCGCTCGATCACGGCAACGACATCGAGATCTGCGCCGGCGCGATCTTCGGCATCAAGAAGACCCGCTTCAACGGTAAGGACTTCGGCACGATCGCCCTGGATACCGCCGCGGCCGATCCGAACCCGCAGTAAACGTCACACCAGGAGCCCCGGCATGCCGGGGCTCTTGCGTTCAGAACCCACATCCATCGCAGGAGAAATCCATGTCCACGAAACTCGCAACTGGCCGCAACAGCGGCGCATCGTCGCCGGCCGCCGGCCTGGTGGTGGTCAACGACTACAGCTGGCCCGTCGAGGCCGCCGCGGATGGCGACCTGGTGCTGATCGGTGAGCTGCCGGCCAACCACAAGCTGCACAGCCAGGGCTCGGGCCTGTTCGCCAAGCTGGACGCCGCCGGCAAGCTGGCTGCCCAGAACGTCACCGTTTTCATTCCCGAGGCAATCGACGGCGCATCGGCGGCCGGCAACACCGTCATCGCCCCGACCGCGGTGGTTGCGGACACCGCGGCATTCACCCCGGTTGCCCTGCACCTGATCGCGGAGGCTCTGGGCTCCAAGCCGGTGAATCGTCCGGTTTACGTGAAGCTCAATACCGCCCCGGGTGCCCAGCAGGGCGAGCTGATCCTGCGCTTGGCCAGCTTCCCGGCCTGAGCCCCCCAACCGTAGCGGGGCTGCGGCTGCAGCCCCGCCTACCAGGAGCATCCCATGCTGATTGCATGCAAGTTCAAGCGCCCGAAGGCGCCCGTTGAGCTGGACGGCAACGTGTACTTCTTCGTGCCGATCGATCCCGCCAATGCCGATTCGGAGCACGTCGCCGACGTCGAGAACTCCGACCACATCCAGCGGCTGCTGGGCATTCCGGAGGCCTACTACATCGCCCGGGCTCAGAGCCTGCAGACGGTACCCAAGCCGGCACCGCCGGTCGCCCCCGTCGCAGAACAGGACCCGCCTCCGCCGGCTGGCGGCAGCACCGGTGGCGGTGCCGATACCGCGAGCTTGAACATCACCACCGACACCGACACCGACACCGGCACCGGCACCGGCACCGGCAGCACCGAGCCGCCCGCCGGCGCCAACGTAGCGGCCACTCTGCCGCCGGAGATCGTTGAGGCCGCGGCCCAACTGAACGGCCTGAGCTGGCAGAAGCTGAAGGCCGAGTTGGCCAAGGGCGGGATCGCCAAGGTCGTGATCAAGGCTGCCCTCGACCTGGAGCTGGCCAAGCCTGAACCCGACCAGCGCGGCACCACCCTGAAGGTGCTGAGCCAGGCGCTCGAGGAAGCCTGACGTGGAGGCGCGCACCCTCAGCCAGTTGATCGAGGAATGCCGGGAAGAGCTCGACGACGACGTGGCTCCCTACTTGTGGAGCGATGCAGTGCTGACCCGCCACCTCAACGAAGCTGTAGAAGAGGCGTGCATTCGGGCGCGGCTGCTCGTGGAGAGCGGCCGCCCCGATATTTGCCACATCAACCTGGAGCCGGGCCGGGCCGACTATCCACTTCACCCGACCGTGTATGTGGTCCGGCGCGCGGTTCTGGCCAGCAACCTGTCTGACCCGCTCTGCAGGACAACCAGCGCCGCCCTGGACGGACGGCACCGTCACTGGCGCACCGAGGCAGGGCGCCCCAAATACCTGGTGCGCGATCGACAGGCACGCGAGGTGTCGGTGAGCCCGGTGCCTGCGGAAGTCGACGTCCTGCGGCTCACGCTCTGGCGCGTGCCGGAGGCTGCCGAGGCGATGGAAGACAGCGAGGACGAGCCGGTGATCGATGCCATCCACCACCGGAAGCTGGTGCACTGGGCTTGTTGGCGGGCCTTGAACAAGCGCGATTCAGAGCAGCGAAGCACCGCGGACGCTGATCGACACCTCGCACTGTTCGAGAGCTACTTCGGCGAGCGGCCCACCGCGCGCGCGCTGCAGCAGCTGTCGATCGACCCCACCACCGGCACCCAACCCATGTGGTTCTGACATGCCCGTTCGCGATGAAGATCTGCGCCAAGCAGGCCCCTGGCCCCTGGGCATCAACAACGTGGCCGGAGAAGGGGCGCTGCCGACGGATGAGAACGGGATCCCGCGCGCGCTGCGTGAGGCGGACAACGTCGACTTGGTCGCCGCCGGTCGGCCGCAACGCCGGCGCGGGCATCAGCGATTCCGGCCCGGCGCGCTGACCCATTCCCTGTGGAGCCATGAGCACCTGCAGTACGGGCTCTTCGTCGATGGCGGCCAGCTTCATGCCCTTCACGAGGATGAGCGCGTGGAAGCGCTTGGCATCGACGTCGGTCTGGACCCGCTCAGCTACACGCTGATCGGCGATCGCGTCTTCTTCAGCAACAGCACTTCCTGCGGTGTCCTCGACATCGACCTGCAGGGGCATCCCTGGTCCCCTGAGCACCCAGCGGGCCAGCCGGTACTGGCACCGTCCGCCGCAAGTGCGCTGGCGCCTGGGCAGTACCAGGTCGCGGTGACCTTCGTGGATCGGCTCGGCCGTGAGTCGGGCAGCACGCTGGCCGCGGTGATCGACATTGTCGAGGGCGGCGGGTTCGAACTGAGTGACATTCCGCTGCCGGTGGCTCCGGAAACGGCTTCGGTTGCGATGTACGTTTCCGGGCCGAACGACCAGATGCTGCGGCAGTACGTCATCCTGCCGGCCGGCACCCGCTCGGCGCCGGTGCTGTCTGCAGGCGAGGGCAGGGCGCTGACTACGCAGTTCCTTCGTCCGCTGCCGCCGGGCCACATCGTGCGTGGTGCGCACGGCCGGCAGTTCGTAGCCAGTGGCCAGGAGGTGCTGTGGTCGGAGTCGCTGCGATACGGCATGTTCCGGCCCTCGACCAACCGCATGCGCTTCAACGCACCGATCGATCTGATGGAACCCATCGGCGACGGGCTGCAGGATGGCGCAGGCCTCTACGTCGCTGCCGGCGCGCGCACCTACTGGTATGCCGGCGCCGACCCGAAGGACTTCACGCAGGCAGTGGCGCGCGGTAGCGGCGCGGTGCCTGGCTCGGCCATGGTCGTCAACGGTGACGTGGTTGGCCTGCAGTCCGCGTCACCGGTGCTGGTCTGGCTCGCCCGCGACGGCTACTTCTGCATTGGGCTGCCGGGCGGTCAGGTACAGGTGCTGAAGAAGGGGGAGGCGGTCGTCGATGATGCCGACCATGCCGCACTGCTGCTCCGCCAGCAGGACGGCCTCAGCCAACTCGTGGCTGCGCTGCGGGCACCCAAGGGCCAATCGCTGGCCGTCACCGACCGGGCAGTCGCCCACGTCATCCACCGAGACCCCTGAGCCATGGCTGTGTTGGCCAAGCCGGACGACGTGAAACGTCGCCTGGAGATCTGCCGTGCCTGTCCGAACGCCGAGCGGCTCGGGCGTTGCCTTTTCCTGCGCTGCAGCCTCTGCAGCTGTCCCCTGGCAAGCAAGACCCGATTTCAAGGGGCTTCCTGCCCCGCGGGCAAATGGTAACCACCGAAGGAGAAACCCGATGAACGTCATGAAGGCCCTGCAGAACCTGGGCACGGTGGGGCGCGACGCCGTCCGCGCCATCCGCCAGCACAGTTACGAAGTTTCCGAGGCGGGCATCTACCTTCCCACCGCGCGCGCGACCATCGGTGGCGTCTTCCGACATGCACATGCGCCGGCAGGCGGTGCGTTCGGGCCGTGGCAGGTGGACCCGAATCGATTGGTCAAGGAGGGCCTGAACTACATCCTCAACACCGCACTCGGTGGCACCAGCCAGCAGACAGCCTTCTACCTGGCGCCATTCGCGGGGAACGTGACGCCGGCAGCGGACTGGAAGGGATCCACCTTCAAGGACGTGGCCACCGAATTCACGGCCTACACCAATGCCAGCCGTCTGCCGTGGACCACCACGCCTTCCACGGCCGAGGCCATCGGCAACAGCGCCGCCCTGGCTGCGGCGACCCTGATCTATTCGGCTGGTGGACCGTACAACCTCTACGGCATCGGACTGCTGACTGGCTCGGCCAAGGGCGCGACGGCGAACATCCTGGTCGCTGCCACCCGCTTCGCCACGCCTCGCACCAACCAGCTCGCTGGCGACAAGCTGGCGCTGGAGTATGTGCTGTCCGCCAAGGACGAGGGCGACGTCACCTGATGAGCGGGTCGCGGTACAGCGGGTGGACGCCAATCGTAGTTGTCGGCGATCGAGAGGTCGCAGCTCAACACGTCCCGGAAGCAAGGAAGCTGCTGGGTTTCGTGCTCGAAGAGGCCAGACGGAATGGCCTTGGGATCGCGAACCTGCGCCGTGAGTTGCAGGATGGCACGGTACTGCTGGCCGAGAAGATCGGTGAGTTGCCACGGGTCACCATCATTGCCCCCGGGCCACCGCCGGTAGAGGAACCGTCGGAGCCCCGCGGCGGCTTCATCGTCTGGCCAAGATGGGACGTGCCCACAGGCGACCCGGCGCAACGCGGGTCGCAGGTGGATCCCACGGGCAATGATCCCACCGCGTGGCTGGAGTTCGTCGGCAGTCGTGTGGTCGCCCGTTACTGGCGCCGATGGGACGTGGTCGACCAGATCCAGGGCGCCCGCTACGAGAGCTACAACCGGCCGGATCTGTATCCCGATGGGTTGTACTTCTTCGGGAACATCGACTGGAAGGACGGCGAGGATCTGGCGCTTTCGTTCTACGGATTCTGCTCGCGGTACGTGCACGACGTTGCCTTGCTCGACATCGGCGCGCGCTGGGTGCTGCAGCAGGGCCAGGCCCTGTTCGACCGGATCTCCTACCGCGACGAGCTACAGCAGGATCCGCCGGAATACCTGTCGTGGCGGATCAACTCCGCCTGCGTGCGCAAGACGTCGGCTGGCGTTCAGGAGCTGGTGGTGGCATTCACCAACTACGCCCAGGACCAACCCACCACGGCGCAGTCGGCCTTCGTGGCCTTCAGGCTCCGTCGGAACGAGGGGACGCCGCAGAAGGGTGACTGGGTCATCGAGCCCGGCAGCCACCGCCTACTGGGCATGACCCCAGGGCAGATCAACCCAGAAGGCGGCATGTCGGGGAACACTTTCGCCGATGCGGCCATGGCCTGGTTCTTCAATGGCGACGGAACGCGAGCGATTCGCACCGTCAACAGTGAGCAGACAGCGGGCGTTCCGCTGATCAACACGATGACCCAGGAGGTGGAGATCTCCGACAGCAGCATCACCCACACAGCGGTCCAGGCTGCCTACCTGCAGGGCAATTACGCAGGGAGCGGCGGCAACTTCGCCTTGGTCGCACCCACACGTGGCCTGGTCGTGTCCGACTTCGCCGGTATGGAGCGGAAGGACGCTTACCTGGCGCTGCGGCGGAGCGAGGGGCGGTTTGCTGTGGAGGCCAACAACTACCAGGGAATGGTGCGTGTGTCGGTGGTACTGGAGTTCGACGGTGGCGAGATCACCCTGATCGATCGGGACTTCGCAGTCGGCAATGACCGCCAGGACTATCACCTGATGGCTTACATGGACGCGCGCCACAACCTGTTTTCAGGGTGGCGGATCCAGGGATTCAACGGGGCGCACACGATCCAGCCCTTTGCCTACATGGCCGGCCGGATGGTGTATGGCGAAGCAGAGGCGGTGGCATGGGATCCGAGCTCCGGTACCGCAGCGCCTTTCCCTGGCTTGGACACACGTGCACCTGGCGCGGTCACCGACGGCTTGGTGTTCGGCAGCTACTGGGTCGGCGCCGGCGGGTCTGGATGGGGACCGCGCACACCGAACCAGTCCGGCGTCCTCTGGAACAAGCACCCTCGAGAGGGATTGATTGCGTTCGCCGGGTCTTCGCTGCTGGTCCCGCTGATGATGGACCAACAGGGCGTCTACGACTTCCTGGGGTTCCCTTGGGCCGGCGGCTGGAACTACAGCAAGGGGCGCTACTGCGTCTCGATACCCGGCGCCTACACCGGCGCTCTGAACTACGTGACGGGTCACGACCTGGGGGCCTTGCTCGGCGCTACCGCTGACGACCGGCGCTTCTACCCGCTGACCGTCTTACCCAAGCCCATTTAGGAGCCTTCATGGCAGTGAACACTTCCACAGGGTTCGAGGCGTCGATCCTCGGCCCATCGGCATTCGAAGCGATCTTCCGAGGCGGCTGTATCGAGATCCGCACCGGGCCCCAACCTGAGACGGCAGATATGCCGGCGACAGGGGCGCTCCTGGCCCGTATCACGCTCGACGGTGGTGCCTGGCAGGCCGGCGTGTCGACCAATGGCCTGAGCTTCGCGCGCAACGGCCGCTACGTCTACAAGGATGCTGCCCAGCGCTGGGTTCTGCGTGGTCTCGCTGCCGGCACTGCAGGTTGGTTCCGGCTGGTCGGCAATGCGCCCGATGCCGGCGGAGTCTCCTTCGATTCCCCGCGGATCGACGGCGCGATCGGTCTGGACGACGACAGCCCGGGCGACTTCCAGATGCGCCTGCCCACTTTGGCCATGGCCACCGACACCGGTATCGAAATCGGTGAATGGTGGTTTGCGATCCCCCCACTCTGACGAAGGAATAAGCACCATGACGATCTCCATCCCGCTCGCGCAGGCCCTCCTGGGTCAGGTCAAAAATGCTCTGGACGAGGGCTTCCTGTACGTGTTCGCCGGCCCGGTACCGGCCAGTGCCGATGCTGCCTTGGACATGGTTGGCAGCCACACGCAGCTGGCGAAGCTGTCGGTCGACGGCGACGGCCTCACTTTCTCCGCGCCCGTTGGCAACGTGCTGCCAAAGGCCCCGAGCGAAGAATGGGAGGGGTTGATCCAGTTCGACGGCGCCAATGCCGGCGCGCCGAGCCTTTCGCCGACGTTCTATCGCTTCTGCGCCGCAGGTGATGACGGGCGCGGGGCTTCCACCGGTGTTCGCCTGCAGGGCACAGCGGGCGGGCCCGCCTCGAATGCTGCAGTTTTGTTCAGCAGTGACGTGATGACGGCCAACGGCAGCAATAGCACGGGCGTGAGCATCTTCAACGTGGTTGCCGATCAGGCCAGCTGACATGTTGTCCAAGCCGCCAGTTTCCAGGTACGTCCCGCCTCAGCCCGCGAAGCCGGCGGTGCCATACCGGGCGGCCTACACCGTCTGCGGCGCATCGCCGGCCCGGGGCTACTGGCGGCAGGAATGCAGCGAGGGTCGGATGCCAGCGCCCAAGGACAGCGCTGTGCAGCTGCCGAAGGACGCCACCATTCTTGGCTACGAAGAGCAGAACGGGGTCACCTACGTTCGGTACATGATCTGCAGAAGCGTGTTCGTGCAGACCGCGCCACCCGGGCCTGTCACCTGCACGACTTACCCGGAGCAGAAAGCCGAGCCGGCGATGCCGGCCGTTCCGCCGCGCAGGGAATACGACTCGGTCTTCGAGTGGAACGCCGGCGCCGACAGCGCCGACGAGCTTGATGGTGATGTCGCTATGCGGCTGACCATGAGTAGGGCAGTGGGCGTCGTCGTAGGGCTTTCCGTCCTGGACGAAGCGGAGCTGTCCGACCCAGCCAGGATCCGACACGGGTTGTACTTCCACCAAAGCGAGGGAGGGCGCCTGCAGGCCTGCGTGCTCGAACGCGGGCGTCGCGTGTCGCCCATCCGGCTCTATGACTCCCAGGACACGTGGGAGGTAAGGCGCGTCGGTGGCAGCGTCGACTACCTGCACGACGGCCAGCGCTTCTACAGGTCGCAACAGGCCAGCTACGGGCTTGTGGTGGTGGGCTGCGCGATCTATGCGACCGGAGACTTCATCGAATGACCATCGAGTTTCTGCAGCTGGAGCACACCGCAATTGAAGGTCGTGCCAACGCCCTGCTGGCACTGAGGGCCGTAGGGGTTGGCCAAGGTGTCGGCGCCTCCGGTAGCGCCGTGCTGAGCCTGCGCTCGACAGGTCTTGGGCAGATCTACTTCGGCGGCGGCGTGGAGCCGGCGATTCCAGCCAACGGCGCCGCCGTACTGAACTTGAGCACTTCCGGGCAGGGCTACGACCGCGATGTCGGCGGTGGTGCTGCGGCTATCAGGGTGCTTGCCGGAGGCTTCCAGGCTGCCCCGGGCCGCGGCGCGGGCGGCGCGCGCCTGGCACTGCATGGCAGCGGTCGCCAGGTCACCACGCCGCTTGCCTATGCGGGCCTGTCTGCCCGACCACGAATGATCTCCGCATTCGGCGGGCACTGGTTCGCTTCGCCGCGTTCATCACTGGCCGTCGGTGAGACCCGGAGCAGCATGCCAACGCACGTTCTGAACGAAGTTCTCAGCATGGACGAGAGCCGCCGCAGCGCTCTGCTGGCAACCTGCAGGACGGCGGACACGCTGAGCCTGGAAGACGCTGCGGCCGTTGTCTTCGTGCTGCTGGTTGAAGAGGGAGTGAGCTTCAGCTCCGAGATCCACGCCGACGCGATCAAGCTAGAGCGCGTGATTGATCGCCTGCTGATGCAGGGGATCGCCAAATCCTACGCCGACGCGCTCAATGCCCTGGTCGGCGGCCTGTGGTTTGGCACCTTGACCGAGGCGTTGCGGACCGAGACGGTCACCGACGGACTGCTGGCCTCGGATCTTGTGGCCAGCCTGCAGCGCGCCGCTGAGCGCGTGGTTGACGGCATGCTGACCGATGCCCAGGCATTTGAATCTGGTACCGGCGTGGTGGTGGTGGATGAGCAGCTTCTCGCCAGCGCCGCCGGCAGCGGCACCGCGGAGCTGAACCAGTTGCTGAGGGACGGCTTGGGCTTCGTGACCCGTTTGGCCCTGGATACAGGGGAATACGTGGCGTGGGTCATGAATACCGAAAACCGCGCGCTGAGCCGGTACACCCAGTACCCGTTCAACAGCTTCGCCAAGATCGGCGGCAGGTACTACGCGGCGGCTTCGGATGGGCTCCATCGACTTGATGGTGACGACGACGACGGCACACCGATTGCTGCGCGCCTGCGACTGGGCCTTTCTGCACTGGGCACGCGCCGCCTGAAGCGACTGCCCGAGGCGTTCGTCGGCTACACCGCCTCGGGTGCACTGCTGCTGCATGTGATCACGGTCAACGAGGAGGGCGGTCAGAAGGAAGCGGCCATATACCGAATTCTGGAACGCCCGGCATCGAGCGAGCGGGAAACCCGCTGGAAGTTGGGGAAGGGGATCAAGGCCGTCGACTTCGACTTCGTGATCGAGAACGTGGACGGCGCCGACTTCGAGCTCGCAGCCATCGACTTCAGACCGATCTATCTTGATCGCCGGACCAGGGGATGACCATGGCAGGACCTTGCTTCTGGCGCGAGCCATTCAACCTTGTTCAAGACTGCGGCGGAGACCCTCAGCCCAGCGACTGGATTCTCACCTTCAACAACGGATATGTGGGCGGCGAAGAGGCGGCTCTGCTTCCAGGCTTCGTCCCTGGTGGCGATTTCCTACTGACGATCGAAGGCGACGTGGACGGTCGCACGCTCGAGATGCGCTATCTCAATGGCAGCGACCGCTATGACGCGTACTACATGGGTAACCCGACCAGCTACAACGGCTCCGATGGGGCTGCCGCTGTAGCAACGCAGGGTTCAAATCGTTGGGACGTATCGATCTACGTCCTGTGGAGCTGACCGGAGAAGCATGAATGGCAACTACCTGGTGTCCTGACCTGTCGGCGGATGCCGCAATCACCCTGGTCGGTAGCGCGCATGACAAGTTCATGGAGCTGGGCTCGACCACGTACACCATGGCCGTGTCCAACCTGCAGGGCCTCAACAGCGTTCGGCTGGATCCGATCGATTTCAACGTCGACTTCCGCTTCGCGGATCCGCAGGCCACGTTCCAGCGGCCGCGCGGCCCCGACCTGGATGAAGGGGCTCTGGAATTCCGCGCCCCTGATGTGCCGCTGCCCAGCGCGCCGGGCTTCGCCGCCGCTCCGATTGCGATCAGCGAAGCACCCGAGCTCGATGCTCAACCACCGACGCTGGCGTTCGGAGCGAAGCCGACGACGCCGAACGTCCTCGAGCCAACGCTCCCGGTGGATCCGGCGCCGATTGTGCTGCCAACGGAGCCGACCTACGTCCTGCCGCAGGTGCCGACGTTCGAGGCACTGAACCTGCCCGCTGTGCCGAACATTGCCTTGCCGGAGTTCGACGCGGAGAAGCCCGTCTTCATCGAGCCGCCGTTCAACGACACCTGGCAGTTCGAGGCCACACCCTACGTCAGCACGCTGGTGGACACGCTCACCGCCACGCTGAAGCCGATGATCGTCGGCAGCCAGGCGCTACCAAGGATCATCGAGGACGCGATCTTCCAGCGTGCCCGCAGCCGCATCGAGCTGGACACCCAGCGGAATGTGGACCAGGCGTTCTCCGAGTTCGGTGCCAGGGGCTTTGCCGAGCCGCAGGGCATGCTGGCCGGGAGGATCCTTGAGATCCGGCAGACCGGCCAGGGTGCCGTCGCCGAAGCCTCGCGCGATGCGGCGATCAAGCAGTTCGAGGAATCGCTGGCCAACCAGCGCATGGCCATTGCCCAGGGCGCGGCGCTGGAAGGCACGCTGGCGCAGCTGCACACAGAAGAGCAGAAGGTGATGCTGCAGGCGGCGACCTTCCAGCGAGAAACCGTCATTGCTGTGCTGAACGCCAGGATCTCGGTCTTCAACGCGCGGCTACAGGCCTACCAGACTGACGCCCAGGTGCTGCGTGATCGCATCCAGGCAGAGCTGGCCAAGGTCGAGGTGTTCCGGGCCCAGATCGAGGGGGAGCGGGCGCGCGGCGAAATCAATGAACAGCGGGTTCGCCTCTACGAGTCCCAGCTGCGCGGCGTGACCACCTTGGCGGACTTCTACCGCACCCGCGTCGAGGCAGTGAAGGTGCAGGCCGACATCAACCGCTTCGGTATCGACAAGTACCGAGCGCAGGTCGATGCCTATGAGGCGCGTTGGCGCGCCCACGTCGCCGAGTGGCAGGGCTACACGGCAAGCGTTGAGGGTGAAGGAAAGCGCGCGGATGTGTATCGCACGCTGGTCGACGCCAACGCCAAACGGGTCGACGCCTGGTCGTCGAGCAACAACATGCAGTTCGAGGCGGAGCGCCTGCGCATGGCGCAGCACGGCTTGGATCTCGACATATGGCGCGCCGGCATCACTCGCTGGGACGCAACCCTGAGCGGCGAGCGCGCCCGGCTGGCGGCCGTTGGACAGGCATTCGACGCGAAGGCTCGCATCTACAGCGCCGATGCCGGCGTGGAGCAGACAGCCTCTGCAGCGGCAGATCGCAGCTTCGAGCTCGGCCTGGCGCGGGAACGTGCCGACGTCGACGTCCAGCTGCAGCAGGCCCAGATGCGCGTCCAGCAGATGCTCGGCCTGCTGGCGCAGTCGGCGGAGATCCAGCGCGCGAAGGCCCAGATCTCGAGCCAGCTCGCGGCCAGCACGATGAGCGCCGTCAACTACGGAGCCAGCGTTTCCAGCGGCCGCAGCAAATCCAGCTCCTGCAGCCAGAACTACAGCTTCCAAGGCGAGATCGCGGACGCCTGATCCGCCTCAACTACCCAAGGGGAACCGCATGGCCATCAATGATCGAGACGAACTGAACGCCGCCGGCATCGCGCCTGCTCAACCCCGCATTGCACCCCGGCCAAGCGCCGGCACTGCGTTCGGTTCGTCGCTGCGCAGCGGCGTAGTCGGTACCGCCACAATGGCGCGGCAGGCTGCTGGCGCCGGCCTGCGTGCCGCCGGCACTGTGGCGGACGGAGTGACCGCGCCAGGACGTGAAGCGGCGGGGTTCGTTCGTGATGCTGGCCGGGCTGCCGCTGGCGCGACGCCATCGCCGCAGCAGGGTCAGCCTCTACGGGCACCGAGCCAGCTCAATCCCATCGGCGGCGCCACTGCGGCACTGAGTCGCTTCTCGCCGTTGAGGCTGGGCGGAGCGCCGAAGCCCAAGCCGACATTCGCAGGCGTCAGTTCGAGCGTCGACTCGACCGCCGGCCCCGGGGGTTTGCGACCGGCTGGCCGGCCCTCGATAGGGGCCAACTTTACCGGGGTCAGCTCGAGTGTGAGCTCGACGGCGCCTCATGCAGGCGCTACGGGGCCGCAAGCTGCAGCTGCGGCGATCGCACCAGCAGCAGCTGCAGCACCGAGCACCTACACGACCCAGGACGGCCGCACCGCGACTCTGCCCGCCGGCATCACCCGTACCCTTGATGCCAACGGCAATCCGGTGTTCACCGGGACGGGGGCCGGCACCGGCGCGTCGGCGGCTGCGCCGAGCCCAGGTGTGACGCCCCTCTCAGCAGCACCGGCCGCGTCGATGGTGCTTGCTCCGCGTCCGACGCCCCAGATCGCACAGCGTGGGCGCCAGGGCGGAATCATCGAGAACCCTGCAGACACCACGGTGGACAAGCTCACCCGAGCCATGGGCAGCGCCAGCCTGAAGGGCAGTCCGAGCGGCCGTGCTGCTGTAGCGCAGGCGATCCTGGGCGAGGCCGGAGCGCGCCAGGGCGAGCGCGCGACTGCACTCCGCACACAGGATGAGGCCGGTCTTGCCGCTGGCCAGGTCAACGCGGTCGCAGCTCAGGGCGACGCCAACCGCGCGCTGCAGGCAGGTCAGTTCAACGCACAGATGCAGGACAACGCAGGGAATCGTCAGGCATCGCTCGAAGCGGCACGGATAGCGCGACGGCCCGAGATCCAGGTGGCGGCAGACGGCAGCATGGGCGTTGTCGGTGGCGACGGCAGCTGGCGGCCAGTGACCGGCGGCGATGGCCAGAACGTGCGCGCCGCCCAAGCGCCACGTCAGACCGGTGAGCTCACCGATGCCGACCGCCTGAAGTCCTACACCGACCGATTCAACGCGATCTCGACCAGCGCAATGCTCGATGCAGACGCGAAGACGGCGGCATTGGCTGAGCTCGATGCGGATCCACTCTATACAGGCCTACGCCCGAACCCGGGCAAGCCGACCTTCGAGCAGCTGCGTGCCGAGGCGAAGCAGAAGGGCTCGAAGATGACCGATGCCGCGCTCCGCACCTACTACGACCAGAACTTCGGACAGAACTGAGCCATGGCCAATCCACTCGACATCGAAAGCACCTTCAAGCCGGCGAAGCGTCCGCAGCCTGCAGGTCCCACGGCTGGAGCCCCCGCCCCGTCGCTGGACTTCCAGAGCAGTTTTGCGCCGCGCCAGCCGGTGCAGAAGGTGGCCAAGCGTCCGGAGCGCTCTTGGGGCGAGGCCATCAAGGACACCGGCCTGGGGATCGCCGCCGGCGCGGCCAACATCATCGGTGGCGCCGTGGAGCAGCGGAACTCCATGGAGCCGACCAACATCGTGCGGCAGGGTCTTCGGGTTCTGGATCGGCTGGGCGTAAAGGGTGCCTCAGAGACTGCAGCGCTGGTGCCCGGTACGCCTTCTGAGATCATCGGTGGGCGCCGCGCAGGATCCGACAGCGCGGGCTTGTCGAAGGCGACGCAGATGGCCACCGACTACCTCGGGCAGAGCCAGTCCGACGCGCTTAGGCAGGAAAAGCAGGAGCTGCAGGACACCAAGGGCTTCTTCGCCAGTGCCGGCAAGGTGCTGTCGTCCCCGAGGCTGATCGGCAACTTCCTGGCCGAGCAGGTGCCCAACGTCGCCGCGATGGGTGCCGGCACGCGCGCTGCAGCCGCGCAGGCGGGCGAGCGAGCGTTGGCGGGTGCGTTGGCCAAGGGCCTCGGAACCGAGGCTGCTGAAACCGCCGCTACTGCGGCAGGACGTCGCGCAGCGACCACCGCTGCCACTGGCATGACGACGATCATGGAGACCGGATCGGCGGGCCAGCAAACCTACCAGCAGGCAATGGCACAGCCGCAGTCGGTGTGGGATGCCAACCCGGAGTACAAGCGCATGGTCGCCGCCGGCGGTGACCCGCAGACCGCGAAGGAAACCATCGCACGCGGTGCGTCGATGGAGGCACAGGCCATCACCGCTCCGATCGCAGCGGTCGGCGGCCGCATTGCAGCGCCGTTCGAAGCCGACGTCTTCACCCGGGGCCTGGCGCGGAGGCCAAAAGCGATGCTGGCGGGCGCCGCGCGCGAGACTGTGGAAGAGGGCATCCAGGAGGGCGGCTCGCAGCTGGCCGGCAACCTTGGCCAGCGCCAGGTCGACCCGACCCAGGCAGCGTGGGAGGGTGTTCCTGAAGCGGCCGGTACCGGTGCGGCGATCGGCGGCTTGCTCGGCGGCGGCATGGCCGCCGGCGGCGCGGTGGCCAGCCGCGGCGACAACCAGGCTGCAGTGGCCGACGACGCAGAGCGGGAGCGCTTGGCACGCCGGCCGCGCGCTGTACCACCGTCGCTGCCGCCACCGCCGATTCCGCCGCAGGTCCTCGCACTACCGCCGCCGGAAACAATGACGGTTGCACCGGATGGCACTGTGACCAGTGGCGGCGTGCGGGCGGAGGTACTGGCCGAACCCGAGATGCGCTTCCCGCAAGGCCGCGGCATGTCCGCACCCTTCGATGCCGGTCGCATCGCAGCGCGACCGCGGCCTGTCTTGCCGTTCCCGGATGCCGCTCCTGACTCCATGGCGGGCATCGCCAATCTGGTATCCCAGGCGCGGCCGTCAGCAGAACCGGCCCAGGTCTCAGCGCCGGTGCCCATGCAGAGCAGTCCAGGCGTCAGCGCTGTCCCTGTGCAGGACACGCAGCAGGGCCTGCAAACGCCGGAAGTTCCGGTCGCCGCTGCGCCGGCGTCAATGCCAGATGTCGCGCCACCGTGGGTCGATCAGGAGACCGGCGAAGCGCTCCGTGAGCCATCCAAGGTCGACATCAAGCAGCTGCTGCACAACGGCCTGCAGTACCAGGTGGAGACACACGGTGGAATCAACACGCCGACACTGCTGCGTTTCATGCGCGATCAGTACGGCCTGGCAAGCAGCCGCGTGCGGCCGCTGCTGGAAGAGGTGAAGGCGGAGCGCCGTCGCGGTTTCACGGAGCCGCCGGCCGAAACCGGCATCACGCCGGCGATCGATGGCGCAGATGCGCCGGCACGTGGGCTCGCAACCGAACCTGCAGCGCTGCAGGCCAACCTGCAGCAGGCCGATGCAGTGACTGGAGATCGTGCAGCGCCGCAGACCGTGCTGGACGACGGACGTGCGCTGCAGGCCTCAACAGGCGATGCCGTCGTACAAGCTGAAACCAGTTCGTCAGGCACACCGGTAGTTGAGCCGCGTGCCGACAGCGCGCGCCTTGCAACCAGCTCGGTCGAACCGACTTCGGTCAGCCCGGCCGGAGAGCAGACTGTGGCGGCACCGGAGCTGGTCCAGGTCAACACGCCTGGAACGGCAGAGGCGCCCAAGGTGGCCGCTGCAGCTGCAGAGGCGGCGACCAACCCGCAGAACGATCTGCCGACGCCAACGGAAGCCCAAAAACTTGCAGGCAATTACCGTAAAGGCCACGTCCGCATCAACGGGCACGACATCAGCATCGAGAATCCTGCAGGTAGCCAGCGTGATCCGCGTTGGCCAGCGCTGAAGAACCACTACGGCTACTTCAAGGGCACGGTCGGCAAGGACAAGGATCATGTCGACGTCTTCATGACCGACCGCTCTGAGGATCCGACGCTGGCGGTGTTCGTGGTCGACCAGGTCAACAAGGATGGTTCCTTCGACGAGCACAAGGTGATCATGGGCACCGCCAACGAGCAGGAGGCGCGGGACACCTACCTTGCCAACTATTCGAAGGGCTGGACTGGCTTCGGTGGGATCAAGGAAATGTCCCAGGAACAGTTCAAGGCGTGGGTACGAGATCCGAAGAAGACCACGCGCCGTGTCACCCGAGGTAGGGCATCCGATGCGACACCGGTGGTGCGGCCTGCTGATGCTGCAGGTGGAAACGCCCAGGGCGTCAGTACGGCGGCCGAAAGCGCAAGCGTGCCGGCGGAGAGTGGTAGTACATCGCAAACCGGGCGCGATGCTGCAGCTGCAGCTGCAGCTGCAGCAGCACCGGCAGCCGCAGGGCCCGACCCGGTGTACGCGCCCAAGGTCCGCATCAAGGCAGGTTCTCCGGAATACGATCGCGGGGATATTGGCACGTTGGGCGCGTACTTCCAGCCGGGAAGGATCGTGAACGCATATGGCAACACCCGAGATCGGGTGATTGAGTTCCGACCGCCAGGGAAGGATCCGCGCTGGCAGGTGAAGGTGCAGATGGTGGACAAGGAAGGGAATGCCCTTCCGAATGAGGTGCCGCGCTGGCACAGCACCGTCCCGAGCCCACGCGATCTGGAATCCGTGCTTGGAAAGCCTGAGCGCAAGTCGAGAAGGGACGCGAAGGCGGCCAGTGCCGCCAAGACCGCAGAGCCGAAGAAGGGCGATAGCTCGAAACCGGCGTCGAACCCTGAGACTTCGAAGCCTATGCCGAATGAGGCCGGTCAAGAGAGCGGTGGCTCCGCCGTTGCGGACAGCGCGGCGGGACAGTCCGATCCACTCTTCTCCCGCCGAGGCTGGGAGGCCGACTTCCCGGACGTCGTGACGGCCCATCGCCCTGGGCGCCTCAGCGCGCATGCGGATTACACCGCGGGCAAGGCTGGCGACGATGCTGCCGCGCTGCGCGTTGTTCGCGACGTCATCACTCCGGAGTTCGTCGACAACGTGCGTGCGGCGCTGCCGCAGGGGAGCAAGCCGCTGGTGGTGGCCGTACAGTCCCAGGAAGCGACGGGAAACAACCGCATCCCCCGGATGGCGGCCGAGGTGCTGGCTCAGCGGCTGGGACTGCAGGTATCAGAGGACATCGTCCAGGCGGCGAAGGTCGATCGCAGCGGCGGGGATGCACTGCACCGGCTGGCCAACCAGCCCCCGTTCACTGGCAAGGTCGCAGCGGGCCGCGATTATGTGCTCATCGATGACACGCTTACCCAAGGCGGCACGCTGGCCCAGCTGAAGACGCATATCGAGGACAACGGCGGCAAGGTGGGGCTGGCGACCGCTTTGACCGGCAAGGACTATTCGCGGAGAATCGCCCTCAACACCCAGAGCCTGGCCGACGTCCGTGAACGTTTCGGATCAATCGAACCCTGGTGGCGCGACCAGTTCGGCTACGGCTTCGAAGGCCTCACCGAATCCGAAGCCCGCACCATCCTCACCCTCGACAAGGGACGTCTCGATGCTGACGCCCTCCGAGATCGCGTCGCTGCAGGCCGAGTACCGGGCCTCGGGGCAGTGGGCGAAGGAGCAGCTGGCCAAGGATCCGGAGCTGAAGCACCTGGGTCCGGCGGGCGGGTAAGTCGCTCCGCCACCCCGGCCGCCAGTGGCGGCCTGGACTTCGACCGCGCGCTGCAGCTCAAAACCGACCTGACCCAGCACTGGGGCGAGAACGCGCCCAGCGTGGTTGTGGTGCGCTCGGCCGAGGACTTCCCGGCCAGCGCCAAGATCGATCCGGGCTATCGCCGCGCCGAGGGTGTGTACGACGGCCGGCCCACGGTCTGGATCAATGCCGGCAACATCGCCACCGAGCAGCGCTTCGCGCAGGTGCTGGCCCACGAGGCAATCGGGCACTACGGCGTCGAGTCCGTGGTGGGGACCAAGGACTGGGCCCAGATCGTGGATGCGATCGACAAGCTGGCGGCGGATGGTTCCGGTACCGCTGCAATGAAGTCGGTGCTGGCCGACGTGACCAGGCGCTATGGCACTGTCGATCGCGAGACCTTCGCCAAGGAAGTGATCGCCGTCATGGCCGAGCGGGGGATCCGCAACAGCTTCACCAGCCGCGTCGGCGCCGCGGTGCGCCGCTTCCTGCGCCGCGTCATGCCGTCGCTGAAGTGGTCCGAGGGTGAGGTCCGAGACCTCTTGAGCCAGGCCGACGGCTTCCTGCGTGCCGGCATGTCGGCGCAGGCACAGCGGGAAATGGTGCGGTCGTACTCGTTCGCACAGCCGCAGATCGACGGCCGCGGCGAGGCCTTCCTCGAGCAGAACGGTGGCCGATTTCTCCGCCGCAACGATCAGTGGTACCTCGCCGACGAGCGGGGCCGACCGGCTGACTTCCTGACCCTTGGTGCCGCGCGCGCTGAGGCGGAGCGCACCGGTGGCCAGGTGCTGGCCGATCCGGTTGAGAGTGGGCCGCGCACCTGGAGCGTAGTGCTTTCCAACGGCGCCGAGGTGACTCGAGCGGCCCGCGGCCGCCTCTTCAGCATGCCGCCGGCGGATGTGCTCGGGGACATCGATTCGATTCAGAAGGGGGTGCAGGCAGAGGGCGTGTTGGCGAGGGCGCGCCAGATGCTCGCCGACGCAGCGCCGCCGAAGCTGAAAGACAGCACGCGGCCGACCTGGTTGGGCGCGCTGGCAACGCGGCACCTCACCGAGCTGGGCGGGGACTACTTCCCGACCATCGGGCGCTATTCGGAATACTTGGCCGAAATGCAGGCCGATCGAAACAAGCTGCAGGCCGATGCGGAGATGATTGCCGAAGGCGCTCGGCAGTGGGCTGGCAAGCACAAGGCCGAGAGCCGCCGCCTGTTCGACCTCATGCACCAGGCCACGATTGATGGCGTGGATCCGTCCCGGGAATACCAGCCGCTGCAGTTCACGGCGCCGGGTGGGCAGGGCCTACAAGAAGTCAACCGCAAGAACGTGCTGCATGCGATCAAGGTCATCCAGCAGCAGATGCGGGAACGTAGTGGCGACACCAAGACGAACATGATGAACGAAGTGAAGACGTTAAAGGCGATGCTGAAGGCCGAGCCGCGGCGCAGGCGACAGTACGCCCCGCTTGTTCAGCAGTGGTCCGAGCTGTCACCGGAAGCGCAGGCGCTGTACACGCAGTTCCGTGATGCCTATCGGTCCCGGTCCGATGCAGTGGAAGAGGCGCTGGTCCAGCGCATCGAGGACCTGAAGGGCGACGATCTTGTCGGGGAGAAGGTCCTCAGCGAAAGCAGCCGCCGCATGCTCGTGCACAAGATTCGAACGCAGTTCGAGACCGCGCGCCTGCAAGGGGTCTATTTTCCGCTTCAGCGCTTCGGCAAGTACTTCGTCGCCGCGCAGAAGGATGACGCCAATACGTTCCTGATGTTCGAATCCCAGAATGAGCTGGAGCGTGCAGTGAAGGACCTGCAGCAGCGGGAATGGGTCATCACCGCACGTGGCATGAAGTCCAAGGGCAGGGCTTCCGAAGCTCCCAGCGGGACGTTTGTCGCAGATGTGATTGACCAGCTGCGCAGCTCCCATGTGTCGGATGCCGTCCAGGACCAGGTGTACCAGCTGTACTTGGAGACCATGCCCGAATTGTCGATGCGCAAGCACCAGATTCATCGCAAGTCGGTGCCAGGATTCGACCCCGATGCCGTGCGTGGCTTCGCCTACAACATGCACCACGGGTCGCACCAGCTTGCCAGATTGCGCTACGCCCACAAGTTGCAGGGTGTTCTAACCGACTTGGCGAAGGCGCAGAAGGAAAATCAGAGCTCACCCAGCGCCGACACCCGCAAGATCGTAGCGGGCGATGCAGTTTTGGAGGAGCTGGGTCGCCGGCACGAATGGATCATGAATCCGTCCGATTCGGCGTTGACCAATCTGATCTCGTCCTTCGGCTTTACCTACTACCTCGGCGCCACGCCGGCGGCCGCACTGGTGAACGTGACCCAGACCGCTCTGGTCAGCTACCCCTACCTGGCCGCTCGCCACGGTGGGATCAAGGCAATGAATTACGTGCTGGCCGCCAGCCGCGACGCTGTGCGCACCGTGGGCAACATCCAGAAGACTCTGACCGACCCTGACGAGCTACGTGCCTATCAGGCGCTGGAGGTCGCCGGCGCCATCGAGAAGACGCAGGCCCACAATCTCGCCGGCATCGCCGAGGGTGGCATGGCCGGCTACAACCCGGCCTGGAGCAAGGCCATGGAGATCATCGGTTGGGGCTTCCACAAGACCGAGGTCATCAACCGCGAGGCAACCGGCATGGCCGCCTACCGCCTGGCGCGCGCAGATGGCAAGTCGTTCGACGAGGCGGTGAAGTTTGCCCGGGACGCAATCTTCGACACCCACTTCGACTACAGCAACGCCAACCGCGCCCGCTTCATGCAGAGCGGCACCGCCAAGGTGGTGTTGATGTTCCGGCAGTACAGCCTGAACATGACCTGGGCGCTCGGGCGGATGGTGTGGCAGGCCACCAAGGGGCAGGATCCGGAGGTGCGCCAGGTTGCCCGGCGCAACTTGACCGGCCTGCTGGGCATGAGCGCGCTGTTCTCTGGCGCCATGGGCCTGCCGATGATGGGAATGATCATGGGGGCGCTCAACGGCATCCAGGCCACCTTCGGGGATGACGACGAGCCGTGGGATGCCGAGACCGAGCTGCGGGCGTTCCTCACCGGCATGCTGGGGCAGGGCGGCGCGGACCTGTTGCTGCATGGTCCGGCCGACAAGCTGACCGGCGCGAACATTTCCGGCCGCGTTGGATTGGACAGCCTGTGGATCCGCGACGCCGATCGTGAGCTCGATGGCCGCGGCATGTACAGCCATCTCCTTGAGCAGGCCGCCGGCCCTATGGGTGGCGTACTGAAGAACGTCCTGGTCGGCAAGCAGCAGATTGATGAAGGGCACACATGGCGGGGTGTGGAAACCATGTTGCCGAAGGGCCTGAAGGACATCATGAAGTCCATCCGCTACTCGAGCGAAGGAGTCAACACGCTTCGCGGTGATCCCGTGGTTGAGGATCTCAACCCGTGGCAGATCGTGCTGCAGGGCAATGGTTTTGCGCCGGAGAAGGTGTCCCGACAGTACGAGACGACGCGCGCGCTGAAGAACTACGAGCAGCACGTACTCGACAGGAAGCAATCCCTACGGAATGCCTTTGCAATGGCGGTGCGCAATGGCAGCGCCGCAGATCGCGCCTCGGTGCTGGCCAAGATTCGAGACTTCAACAGGGCTTGGCCACAGATCGCTATTGATTCGGCGAGTCTCAATCGCGGCATCTCCGGACGGGCGCGGTATAGCGCCCAAGCGGAGAATGGCGTGATGTTGAACAAGCGGCTGCGCGGCCAGTTGGTTGACCGCGTCACGCCGGGGGGCGATCAGTAAGTGCTCCGGTACTGCCCAGTGTTTGGATCCCATATCTGGTTTGGTGCGACCCGGACGGCACCATTGATGGGCATGCCGGTCTGCGAGTCGATGGCATTTACGGGCTGGCCGATACCGGGGTCGTAGGCAGGCTTTGGCGGCTGATAGTCACCGACGCCTTGGTAGCCCGCCTCCTGCAGGGCGGCGTTCATAGCCGCTCGCCGCGCGGATGCACTGCCCTTGTAAGCCGAGTCAGTCGCGATCTGCCGTAGCTTGTCCTGCAGACTCATGCCGCCCGGGTTGGCGATGATTCCGCCTCTGCTTGGAGGTCGCGCGGCACTAGGTGCAACAGTGGGGCGCTGGTGACTGGAATAGTCGGCGGCCTGGGAGCCTGTCGAGCCGTACTGGACAGTCGGGCTGTCCGGCACGCGCTTGTAGTTGATGGCCTTGGATGCTGTTCCCTTAGGGCATGGCGTCTGCTGGTAGACGCCATTGCCACAGGAATAAATCTGCTGGGCCGAGGCTGTCGGCAGCGCAATGGTGATTGCAAATGCAACAGCTGCGATGACTCTCACCATCTGCTCATCCTCTCCCTAGATTCGTTCAGGATATTGAGGCAGCGGGCGCCGCGCAACGTTGAGCCGCGAAGCGATGTGCTTGCATGGAGGCATCGTGAATGCATCGGCGATGTTGCCGACGCTACTGGAACAGGGGTCAGCAGTCGATGGAAGAGAAGGACTTGCAGGTGGTGGCCATTGGAGAAGGAAAGCAGGAGAACGACCAGCCCATGGACAGCGGTGCTGGTTTTCCTTCCCCTGCAATAGGCTTGGACGTGGAACCCAAGGCATCTAGGGGGCGGCACGCCGGCCGCCAGACGCTGGAGAAGGGCATGGAAGACGAGCGCCACAAGGCTCAGGTGGTCTCGATGGAGGCCTTCAAGGCAGGCCGGGCAGGGCAGGTCCCCGCAGAGGTGCTGGAGATGTATGACGAGTTGACCCGCGACCAGCATGCGCTGGTACGGACCTCGACCGTGCTTCTGGCAGCTTTGCGGAGGCGATTGGGCCTGCCGGACCTGTAGCTCAAAGAGGGTCGCAGCGGCGGCCCTTCTCAAGCATCGGCGCGACTCTGTCCAGAAAGCGCTGTAACTCCACCGTAGGCTCAACCCTCCTGACCTTGATCTTCAGAAGGTCTGTGTTCGGGTCGGCGAGAGGGATAGCTCTTTGGTCATCTTCGTGGCAGGCCTGTCGGCGCTGGGAGAATAGCTGGGTAGGTTCTATTTCCGCTGCTTGAGTCGCATAGACCGGCCTTTGCTCGAAGCACTCTGCCAGTTATTAAGATTTGTCTGATATTCTGGTTTGGACCGTAGATGCCACTATGTGGGAGGCGATACGCCTTCACTTTGATCGGAGAGGAAAAGGATATGAGGTACATGTTGTTGTTGACGGGAGATGGCGATGTCCCTGCGTGGGAAGGCCTGAATGAGTCTGAGCAGGCCGCACTTATGGAACGGTTCGAACAGTTCCAGAGTGAGTGCGATGCCAGCGGCGTCGAAATCCTGGCCGGAGAAGCGCTGCAAGGCGGTGAATCTGCCACGACCGTGTGTAGATCAGGCGGTGCGAGGGTGGTCTCTGAAGGACCGTATGCCGCCGCCTATAAAGGCTTGGGTGGCTTCTTCCTTGTGGAGACACCAAATTTGGATCTACTTCTGAAACTCTCGGACGTTCTACCGCCGTACGACATGGAGTTCCGGCCAGTGGATATGATGGGGTGA